CAACTACATATCGCTTGTTCTCTACGCATAACGATGATTCAAATACAGAACACTTTATACATGATACGACAACCGATAACGTTGCTGTACCTTTGTATTTCGAAACAAATGCACAAAAGGGATACGGGCATCCAGGTTTAAGACAGTTTTCAAGAAATCAACTGCATGATTATTTACGCAGAGCAGTAAGATACGTTGCAGGTGGTGAAACTAACTACAGACAGTCTTATATAATCGATAGTGGTGCAACTGGAAATATTATGGGTGTTGGCATGGTGAATACGGAGATTGCAAATCCAGTACCGAACTTTCAAATAAGACTTGCAGATCCAGGAGCTGCTGACCCTAATGATTATCGAGGTCAAGAATTTCCTACAGGTACACCTGCTGCAGTTAACACAATGTACTTAAAATTTGTGAGGCACTAATGAAACTACACGACGCATACTTTTTTAACGATGATAGATCAATTGTCAGAACTATATGGCATGACAATGATAGTAAAGAAATTATAAGAGATATACCTGCACAAGAAGATAACGCGCAATATCGTAAGTTCATGGTTGAAATGAATAAAGCAGGTGGAATAGATGCTTTGCATGAAAGAACGTATGAGTATCTCAAAGATACACAAGAAAATTTTGAAAATCAGGTAGTAGAAATTGCAAAGAGAAAAGGTCTATGGGGTGAGATTATAGACAACGATAATAGAGTTTTAATGAAACTTGCTGATTTCATTATGTATGATCAAAAGCAAATTGATAATAAATCTTTATTTAAGTTCAAACTAGCACTATTCGAAAAAGATATTGTAAAAAACTCTACTGATAGAAAAGCAAAAGCTGGATTGAGAAAAGCAGAATCATATTATGATGCCATAATTGCATATAGAAAATTTAAAAAATAATGCCAAAGAATATATTATGTGTCAAGTGGGGTACTAAATACGATGACAACTATGTAGAAAACTTAAAATCACAATTAGAAAAACATTGTTCCTATGATTTTAATTTTTATTGTCTGACTGATAATCCACAAAAATCTTATGACTTAGAGCTCCCAACTCATTGGGATACTTATTTCAATTCAAAAACAAATTTTTTTTGGGCGTATAGAAAATGTTATATGTTCAATGAGGATCTCTTTCCTGAGATTGAAGGAGATGACTTTTTATTTTTAGATTTAGATATTTTAATTCATAGATCTATAGACCCTCTATTTGATTTGAAAAATCCAAAGCCTCACATAGTAAGAGGATGGTGGAATGATATTGAAAACTGCAGAAAAAATTTTGGTAAAGGAAAGTCAACACCTCTAAACTCATCTGTTATAAAATGGAAAAGAGGTCAGCTATTTCCTATATACAATGAGATAGACAAAAACTCTGATTATATTTTCTTTACATATAAAACAATTGATAATTATTTCAATCAGTGCTGGTATGATGTGCACGATGAAACTAATGGTTTTTTAAGAGGATTCTCTAAAGGTTTAATATACTCATGGTACAAAGGTAACATCTATCCAGAAGATATGTATCCTAAAGTTTTAAGAGAAGAATGCATGATTTGCTTATTCAATAACAGCGCATCTGGAATTGATGAACATATGAATGAAGTAGAAGAGATTAATGGATTATATTAAATTTACACCTGATGCATTGGCCAACTTTGCTAGAGCATATCACTTAACAAACAAACAAAGAGCATGGGCTTTACCTAGAATAAATGATTCTATGACTAAGTCACAGGTGCAAAGTAAAACTTGGTTATGTGGAGAATTATTAAAAATACAATGTGGTTTTAATAACGTAGTGGTTGTAGGTGGATGGTTCTGTCATATATTATCGATAATATTGTTTGATGAGTTGAAATCTAAATACGTATGTAACTACGATATAGATAGAGATGCACAGTTAATTAGTTATCAATTCAATCGCAGGTATAAAGATGCTGAAATATATAACTCTTCTCGTAGAAATATATTTTTAAGAAGATTAGAAGATACTCAATTACAACGTGGAAATATAGATTTAGTAGTTAACACCTCTTGTGAACATATGTATCACATGCATAAATTAAGAAAAAAACATTTTAATGACGGACAGCTTTTTGCACTTCAGTCAACAGATTGTGAAGAATACGATGACCACATCAATTGTGTCTCAGGTCCAGATGAATTAGCAGAACAAGCAGAATTAGTAGAAGTGTACTATTCAGGAACAAAAGTGTTAGATAACGGGATGAATCGATTTATGGTGATTGGTAGATGAATGATATAGTTTACAGCTCTATGCCTCATTTTACAGCACATGAAATGGCTAACGTTTACACTCAACCAAATAGATACTGCAACTATGAATGTTCATATTGTTGGCCAAGTTCACATACGAAAGTAAAAGACTTTGTCGATGCAGAAAAATTATATAAAACTATTGATGATTTATGTGAAAAATTTTATGATAGAGGAGTTAGACAAATAAACTGGGGATGGTCTGGAGGTGAAGCTACTTTTCATCCTAACTTTTTAGACTTTCAAAAAAGAATTTTATCGAATGATTACTTATATCATTCTTTTAATATGACTAGTAACTTATCACATAATTTATCGTGGTGGAAAAAATTTATAAGAGAAACTGATAAGTTTCTTTATCGTACTATATCAGCATCATTGCACCAAGAGTTTGTTGATACTCCCGCAAAGGTAGAAAAATTTGAAGAGAAAGTTGTTTATCTAAAATCTAAAATAGGTAGAGTAATAATAAATCAAGTTATGGATATGGATTTATTTGATGATCAATTAGAAGTATTAAGAGAAATTCAAGGTAATACTGGTGTAGACGCTAGGCCAAAAGTAAATAGTAGGCAATTAATTCAACATCGCAAGTTCGCTAACATGGATGCGTTTGATTCAGATCAAATGAATATAATGAATAACTATTACAGCGAAAGCAACAACACAAAAAGAAATATGGCGCAAGTAGTCCAGTTAACAAATGATAATCAAGTAATTTATCTAGATGACCAAGAACAATTGAAATTAAATAATTTTTGGCATGGGTTAAGTGATTGGTTTTGTACTGCTGGTCATTTGAGTATAGCGATAGATAGAAACGTAATAAAAAGAGGTGTAGGTGCTTGTAGAGATCAGGTTATTGGAACTGTAGGAGAAGATTTTGATTTACATACTGTGCCACAAAAATGTGGAATAAAAGAAGATGAAGTATGTTCTTGTGTTGCTGACTTAAAGCTCCCTAAGTGGAAAGAAGGATTTGATATAAAATCGTTCTTAGAAAAAGAAAAACATGATCCTGTCAGCCGATAATAAAAAAATTAAATTTTTAAATTTCGATACGTCATTATTTAACCGGGCTTTATTAGGTTTATCTGGTGGCACAGATTCTGCAATGATATTATATCTATTATGTAAGTTAAAACCCGAATGGAAGATAATATGTCACACAGGAATTGATGAGCCAAAAGATCCATGGGTTGGTGAGTATGCTGCAGACATTGTAGACTTTATGAGATCTAAATTTCCACACGTAGATATAATTCATGAAGTTTATAAGTTTAATAGTTTAGATCCTGTGACTTTGTACTATGCTACTAAAGAATGGAATGAACAACCTGATAAATCTATACTACCAACAGCACAAGGTTATTCAAAAGCTTTTGCTGCAAGACCCTTAAAACATGAAATAAGAAAAAAACATGATATAAAACTTTCTATTCATGGTATTACAGCTAACCCGCCAATAGAAGTTCAAAAAGAACTAGGATTTGATCATGTAGCTGAACCAAGAAGAAATCAAATTTATGAAGAGCAGCAATGGAAAGAATCAGGTAATATGCATTACCGTCCTTTTGTTAATATAGATAAAAAATTTATAGCAGACTTATATAAACAATTTAATTTGATGGATGATTTATTTCCACTGACAATGTCTTGTATAGGCTTTGCACCTGAAACAAAAAACTTTACTGAACCATGTGGCAAATGTTATTGGTGTCACGAAAAGAAATGGGCTTTTGGTTGTTATGATGGTGGAAAAAAATGTCTATAACATTAAGCTATACGTACTATGATAATTTTAAGCAACTAAAATATTTAACTAATCTATATAAAAACACTGATTATAAATTTATAGTTGTTGATGATGCATCACCAAAGAGACCATTAGATGCAAATGATGTGCCTGACAACTGGTCTTTATATAGAGTGACAAAAGATGTTGGTTGGAATTGTGAGGGTTGTAGAAATCTGATAGCAAAAGTGTGCGATACTAAATGGATTGCTTTTTTTGATATGCATTATGTGTTGATAGACGATATAGATCTTGATGACCATGAAGAAGATTGTATATATTTTTTTGATGACTATAAAAACAATTCTCCTACTAGGCTTCCGCCTAAAAATTTTTATCACGATCAGATCTATACTACTAAAGAATACTTTTGGAAATGTGGAGGTTATGATGAAACTCACATAGGTTATTATGGTCTTGATGGGTTATTAGTTCGTGCAAATTTTAGATACAATATATCTGAGTTCAGAATAAAAAGTATAAAAAGTATAGACAAAAATTATGAAATAGAACAGGCTGAAAGAAAGTACACCTTGGGCAAAGACAATCCTAACATAGTTTTACCAGATTTACCTAAAAGTAATGATAAAATAAGATTCCCTTGGATAAAAATTAAATGAGAATTGTAGCAGTTAGGATTGGCGATAGGTACGGTCCTGAGTACGAAGAATATCTTGAATCTAAATTACCTGAATATGATTTTATTTGGGTTAGAGAACCTATACGCAGTGATGTAAAGCTGCAATGGAATAAAATGTATGGTATGTCACTAGATGTTGATGAACCTGTATGTGTGATGGACATCGATGTACTTCTAACAAACGACTATAAAAAAATATTTGAGTATCCTATAGAACGTGGCCAGTTTATAGCAATGCCAGGTTGGTGGCGTGATAGCAATCCTGAATACGTGATAAATGGTGGGTTCTTTAAATACTACCCAAAAGATTGTAAATACATATATGATGAGTTCATGTCAAACGTAGAATATTGGCAAGAGTATTATATAAAAAACGGCATAACTACTGGGCCAGTGAATGGCGAACAATACTTTGTATTTGATCAGGCTAAGAAAAAACTTGATATAAAGTTAATGCCAAAGAGTTGGTTTACTAGATGGAAATCAAAGTATGAAGATACTGATAGAAGTTATACTAAATGGCAATACGCTATTACACAAAGATACAAAGAAGTAACTGGCAATGAATACGTATGGATGGGTGATTGGCATCCGGATATAAAACTAATTCATTTTACTCATGCTCAAAACAAACCATGTCATCAATATCAGGTTTAGTTTCACCCAAAAGTTTTGAATGAGTATGAGCATAACCAGCTGACATGACAAGCAAAGGTTGCTCTTTCACAAATGGTAACTCAGGCCAATTTGACTTTTCATCATTTGTCCAACTTGGAAAACAAAGGGTGTACATTACATCAATATCATTTTCTAAACATAAACCTGTGAATAACATTGACCATAAACCTATTTCTATACATGCAGTCTTTATATTACCAGAATTTTTATATGTTTCAGGCCATATAGATTGGTAAAAGTGTCCTTCACCAACCTTTCTTTCTACAAACCCGTTTGCTTCAGCCAACCTTAGTGTAAATATAAAAACATAAGGAGCAAAACACTGAGTGTTAGCTGCAGTAGGTGTATATTCACCATCAGAAGCGCATTGCGTTAATTTATAAAGTTCATCTTTATACTTTAAACAATCTGGGCCAAGTACGTGTATTTTATATGGCATCAAATTTTGCTTTGATGGAACTAAATCGTATGTTTTATTGATTATGCTCATCATTAAGTCGTAAGGTGGTGCTTTATCTGTAAAGACAGTACACCTTCTTCTTTTTTTAAAAACATCTTCAATCATAACTTTATTTATAAATTGTTTTCGTTATAAATAAAGCTAACAGAGAATGTTCGAGTTACTTAGTATCGAGTGGTAAAATGGCACAATACGAATTATTCAAGATCGATAAAGGATCTGATGTAGCGATACAGCTACATTTAGAAGATGAAGACGGCAATCAAAAAAACCTTGACGGTTATTCTATTGCTGCCAAGATGAAAAAGAATTTCAATAGCGATTCCTCAGATACTCATTCCTTTACTGCTGCTATCAACGCACCTACTAGTGATGGCCTGGTAACTCTTTCCTTAACTAACACTCAAACAGATGCACTCAAAGTCGGTAACTACGTATATGATGTAGAACTTTCTTTCGTAGATGATAGTGGTGGTGATACCATTATTGAAAGAATACTTGAAGGTAAGATAAGAGTCAGTCCATCGGTGACGTAATATGCCAACAGCAAGTACAACACACGTAGCAAAAATTGTAATAGGAACTCCTATACGAAGAGTAGTAGGAGCCAGTGTTCAAGAGCTGAACGATTTATCGAATGTTACTATCACCAATGCACAAGACGGTGATATACTTCAGTTCGAAGCTGCTTCAAACAAGTTTGTAAATAAAGGTCAACTTAGTGGGGGAACTTACTAATGGCTTTTCATATTACGATAAAAAATAGTATTACCAATAAAAGACCTAATAATTTAGCTCGAGGCGAACTTGCATACTCGTTTGCAAGTGGTGATTCAGGTCAAACTCTTTATATAGGTTCAGCTGATTCTGGTATTTCATTTGCCATAGGCGGCGCATTCTTTACCGATATGTTAGATCATACGAAAGGTGTATTAACACCCAGTAGTGCGATCATAACAGATGCAAATAATAAGATCGATAAACTGCTTGTTGATAATACAGTTATCGACAGTGGCGATATCAGAACAGATGGTAATTTATCATTGCTGCCATCGGGTGGTAGTGTATTAGTAAGTGGTACAGTAAGAACTACTGGGCAGTTTGTAGGTGTGTACGCAGGTTTTGATTCAGACTTTGGATTAAAAACTACTGACGATTTAACTGAAGGTTCAACCAACCTATATTACACAACTGCAAGGCATGACTCAGATACACTTTCACAAGTCGATTCAGCGTATATTCGTGCACGCCAACTTACTGATTTCCCATACGTAGATTCCGCTACGGTGTCACGTATGATTGATTCTGCAACCGGTGGAATCGATTCAGCAGTACTTACAAGAATTATTAACTTACAAACAATTGATTCTGCACAAGTAGATCAGATGCTTGATAGTGCAATCAATGCTTTTGGTATAGACTCTAATTCTGTCGACCAGATGATTGATAGCGCAGTTGGATTCCTGTCTACAAATTCTAGACCTGGTGTACATGGACTGCTCGATTCAACAGATGTAGATCAAATGATTGATAGTGCTATAGGTGCTTTCCATATCGATTCAGCTTCTGTAGATCAAATGATTGACAGTGCACTGCAGTTTGCATCAACTAATTCAAGGCCTGGCCAGCACGGTCTGATTGATTCGCAAGACGTGGATCAGATGATCGATAGTGCTGTTTCTAAAACTCATATTGACACATTAGAAATCGATGCTGGCACATTAGATGGTATTAACTCATCACAGTTCTTACGTAGTGATGAAGATGACACCATATCTGCTAACCTAACTGTTGATTCAAATTTAGTAATAGGTGGCCAGTTACATGGCCCTGCTAATTTTATTATCGATCCTGCGACGATTGGTGATAATACCGGTACTGTACAAATACTTGGTAACTTACAAGTACAAGGTACACAAACAACCATCAACTCAACAACTGTATCTCTCAACGACAAAAATCTCGTATTAGCAGATAGTGCTGCTGATAGTGCTGCAGCCGACGGGGCTGGACTTACTATCAACGGCGCTGGTGCTACCTTAACTTACAGCGCATCGCTAGATGACTTTGTATTTAATAAGCCTATTACCGCACCTAACATTAACGTTGATACGATTACAGTTACAGAAACAATCGTTGGTGGTTACGCTGGATTTGATTCTGACTTTAGCCAAAAATCTACAAGTGACTTGTCAGAAGGCACTAACCTATATCACACTAAAGCAAGAGTACAAACACTATTAGATTCAAGTGGACATCTTGATTCGACCGGTGTTGATCAGATGATCGATAGTGCCATAGGCGCTTTTGGTATTGACTCTAATTCTGTCGACCAGATGTTGGATAGTGCATTCAATGCATTTACTCCAGACACTAGTGCATTCACTGCTAACGCACTGGATTCAAGTAGCGTAAATCAAATGATAGACAGCGCTACGAGTTTTATTCAAGGTGCAAGAGTAAGCTTTAACGTAGCTCACAGCGGGTCATCTAACTATCAATTTACTGGAGATGGATTTACTGGTGCAACTGCTAACCCTGCACTCTACTTAACTAGAGGTGTTGAATATTATTTCTACTTAGATGTTAGTGGCCACCCATTCTTCATTAATACTACAAACAGTACAGGTACAGGAAATCAATATACGGACGGTGTAACAAACAACGGTGCGCAAACAGGTCTCCTATCGTTTATTGTACCTATGAATGCACCGAACATACTGCATTATAACTGCCAATATCATTCTGGTATGAATGGTCCAATCTATATAATGGACCAAAATTCATTCATCGATTCAGATGAAGTGGACCGTATGCTTGACAGCGCATTAACAGCGCGCGAGGCTTTAATTGATCAAAGGGCTATAGATTCTGCATTAGTAATGCAGATGGTAGATTCTTCAAATGCTAACTTCGGTAACCCAAATAGCTTTGTTGATTCTACTGGCGTTGATCAAATGATTGATAGTGCCTTTGGAGCATTTACTCCTGTAACATCTACATTTACAGCACATGCACTTGATTCTAATGCTACTGATCAAATGATCGATAGCGCAATCACTGGTCCAATTAGGTCACATATACAATCATTTGGTTTCTTAGATTCGAATCTAATTGACCAAATGTTCGATAGCCATCAGTCTAACGTTACTCACGGCGGCGGTGGCGGCGGAGGTGGCGGAGGCGGTCTCGACTCTAACGCAGTTGATCAAATGTTTGACAGCCACTTATCTAATGTTCTGCATAGTGGTGGTGCAGGTGGAGGGTTAGACTCTAATCCTGTACAAAGGATGATAGATTCTTCAGCATTTACTGGAGATTCTGCAGACATTAGAAGAATGATTGATTCTGATTTAGATAGCGCTATAACAGGGCCAATCAGAACTCATATACAATCATTTGGTTTTGTGGCCAATGCTCTAGACTCTAATTCAGTCGACCAAATGTTGGATAGTGCCTTTAACGCATTCACACCGGCAACCAGCACATTTACAGCACATGCCCTTGACTCTAATGCGGTGGATCAAATGTTTGACAGTCATCTGTCGAATGTTACACACGGTGGTGGAGGTGGTGGCGGCACCGGTGGATTGGATTCCGCAGAAGTACTGCGCATAACACAAGGTACCGCTACAGCGTTGACCATCACAAACTTCATGGTAACTGCAGACAGTAACCAAGGTGAGTTTACTAGAGATAGTGATGACGTAGCAATATCTATAGATTCAAATCAATTCCAAGTTTACTTAAACGGCCTGTTACTTCCTGAAGATGAATACACATTTACAAATGGCTCTGTAACACTACGCACTGTTACTGACTCAGGTGATCAATTACAAATAATTAAAACGAATGCAAACTTATCACCACTCAATCAAACAATATTTGAATATGCAGTTGATAGTGATAACACTACTACGTTTTCAGGTAATGATAGAAACGGCAAGCCACTAGCATTCAATAGGTCAGACCAACAAGCGATCTACTTAAATGGTATATTACAGACATCCGAAGACTTTAGTATCAATACAGTTACAGATACTTTAACTTTAAATGTTGGTGCCGACTCAGGTGATCTTCTACAAATTGTTAGACTTTCTGGTAATACACTTCAAGGTTTGGATTCAAATGCTGTCGATCAAATGTTTGACAGTCATGTATCAAACCTAGTTGCTACAACTGCAGGTGTGGATTCTGGTTCAATCCAAAGGATGATTGACTCAAACTTCCACGGCGATTCAGCTGTAATACGAAGAATGATTGATTCACAAGTCGATTCATCTTTTGTACAAACCAGAACTATGATTGGTCTAAGTGACATTAATTTTGGACCACATAAAATTTTATATGCTAATGTATATGATTCACCTGATCTATTCCCAAGTGCTGCCACTTACCATGGTATGTTTGCTCATGCACATAATACCGGCGCTGGATATTTTGCTCATGCAGGAGGATGGATAAGATTAGCAAATCACGGTGATCTTGGTACTGATTCGAATGCTACCGATCAAATGATTGACAGTGCTATAGGATTCTTGTCTACTAACTCACGTCCTGGTGTGCATGGTTTATTAGATTCCACTGATATTGACCAGATGTTGGATAGTGCCTTTGGTGCATTTACTCCTTCTACTGCAACATTTACAGCGCACGCTCTGGACTCAAATGCAGTCGATCAAATGTTTGACAGCCATATGTCTAACGTCACTCATGGTGGTGGCGGAGGAGGTGGAGGCCTCGATTCTGCAGCTGTAAGAATCATAGCTGATAGTGCTACTGATCCTGTAGAATTTAAACAAACACAATTCTTCTTTAGAGCTGATAGTGTTGAGAGAGACTTCTTTGCAGATAGTGACGGCAATGCATTATCGCTAGACTCAGGTGCATTTCAAGTCTACTTGAATGGTTTATTACTACCTGAAGTAGAATACTACAACACTAAAACATCTTTCCACTTGAATACAAGTGCAGATTCAGGTGATAACATAAGCTTAATTAAGTTTACTGGTAACAACATTGAGTTAACTAAGCGTGGTCTAACTGAGACTCGATACTTCTTTACAACTGCTTCACCTACTACGTCTATAACTGGTACAGATGATAATGGTGTAACTCTTGATTATTCAGACGGATTGATAGATGTTTACCTAAACGGTATACTACTAAAAGATTCAGATGACTTCACTACTAACATTGGTGGCACGGCAATAACACTTGTTAGTGCAACTGATTCAAGCGATGTTGTAGCGATCATTAATAAGAAAGGTGTAGTAGTAACACCAAGCTTAAAGAAATTTGAATATACTGCAACAGCCGGACAGACGGTATTTACCGGTGCAGACCTACACAGTAACACACTATCGTACGTACCTGGAGCGATACAAGTACATGTCAATGGTATCTTACTCAAAGATATTGACTTCAGCACTAACGGTAACGGCACTGCAGTTACTCTAGTAGAATCAGCAAGCTTAAACGACGATGTAGTAATATCTACCTTCGCTGCACCAGGTGCTAACCTTACACTCTTTAAGTATGTCGCAGACTCAGGTCAAACAGTGTTCACCGGTGCAGATGCTGCTAGTAACACTCTGTCATATATGCCTAGCAACATACAACTCTTTATGAACGGGTTGTTACTTAACGATTCAGATGACTACACGGCACAAAACGGACAGTCAGTTATATTGAACACTGCAGCTGCGGCACTCGATGAAATTAAGATTGTATCCTTTGTCAATAACAATAACAACCTTAGAGTCAACGCTTGGTCGGACTATGATTCAACTGCATCGAATGCAGTAGCCGGCGATAAACTCTTTGTCAATACATTAAGCGGTGCACATACAATTACACTGCCTGCATCAGCAAACAAAGGTGATGAGATAAGAGTGATAGATGCTGAGGGCAACGCCGCTACAAACAACATTACAATAGGAAGAAACAGCCACAGGATTATGGGTGCTGATTCAGACTTTATCATTAACTTAGACAGAGCAGCGATTGGTTTCGTATACTTCAACGATTCAAACGGCTGGCTATTATTAGAGAACTAAGATGGCAAACACACTATCTAAACAGAGAGAAATAGCGATATTAGGTGCCACAGGTGTCAGTAGAATGATTGACTCTGCAGATGTTGATAATATTGTTGGTAACTCAACATATCTAAATGCTAGAAATCTTCTCCATAATGCTGCTATGTATGTAGATCAAAGAAATGAGGGATCGGCAGTTACTCCAGCAAACGCTACAATAACTTTCGGACCTGATCGTTGGTTCATGTACAAGAATACAGCAGCAACATTTACAATAGAACAAGATACTGAAGCACCTGCCGGTTTTAAATACTCATTGAAAGTAACAAACACTGGAACTGACAGTTCTATATCTGCAACAGATAGAGCTCTTATAATACACAGATTAGAAGGACAAGACGTTTATCATTTGGGACTTGGAACTTCAGGTGCTGCTACAGTTACACTATCATTCTATGTACGAAGTTCTATAACAGGCACACACGGCGGTGCAATCAGAAACCATGATTCGAATCAACGGAACTTTCCTTTCACATATACTATAAGCTCAGCTAACACGTGGGAAAGAAAATCTATAACTCTTACTTTAGACACTAGCGGTACATGGCCATCTGATAACACTTTAGGATTACAAGTTCAATTTGGTCTTGGTGTTGGAACAGACTTTTCTGGAACTGCAGATGCGTGGGCAGATGGTGATAAAAATTCTGCGACTGGTGCAACCACTGCCATGCTTTCTACATCTAGTGCAACATGGTATGTAACAGGAATACAGTTAGAACTTGGAAGTATAGCAACACCATTTGAGCATCTGTCATTTGCTGAATATAAACGAAAATGTCTTAGATATTATTATCGTTACAGAAAAACTATTGCATACGGAATGTTTGTAACTACTAGATCATGGAGTACAACCAATGCTGATGGAATTCATTCTTTTCCAACTTCTATGCGTGCCGCTCCAACTTTATCTATCGATAAAACTGTTAATTCTACAAATTTTGCGACACAGATAAGTGTCATAGCCATAACAGAAGTTGAAGCCGATTTTAGCAGTGCGGGTATACGTTGTACTGGCGTAGGTTATACAGCAGGTGGTGGCAACGTTATACAAACCAACGGCGCATCCAGTGCAATAGACTGTTCATTTAATTTTGATGCGGAGATGACAACATGAGTATGATGACATACAACTTTACAAATTTAAAATATCTTGCAGATCAAAATGGAAACAATTGTTCCATACTTTTTAACTGCAATGGACAAACAGAAATGTCCGTTGGAGTAAATTCAGTAAACAATGTACATTATGATGAAATAATGAGGCAGGTTGCGGCAGGAACTATTACAATCGCAGACGCTGATTAGTAGGAAAAAATGAGTAGAACTAGAGACATAGTAGATATTCTGTCAGTGACAGAAAAAGAAAATCCAAACAATAGAGCATTACTCGATAGTAGTGATCTAGGAGTTACGGTTGCTGGCAATCCTCTACAGTATTTTGATACTTTAGATTCATTACCTTCTACAAATCTGTCAGCTGGTGATACAGCGTATGTCTCAGCATCTAATAGATTTTATCTTTCAAATGGTAATGGCTGGTATAACGTAGCATTAGTTAACGTCACCCCAAGTCTAACTATCAGTCCATCAGGTGCAATAGCGTTGAGTAGTGCCGGCACTGCTACTGTTATAACACTCACTGGACAAGACTCTGACAATGCTAACTTAACGTTTAGTGTAGAGTCAGACGGTACATTCTTAGGTCTTGGAACTATTGTTCAGGATTCTAGTGTATTTACTATTACGCCTTTTAGCGAAGACTCTGCTACACAGACATCATCAACTCTTACCTTTAAGGTTACTGACGGCGTTGGTATAGGTTCAGGTACAACTTCACTATCACTTACTTTTGGCATTGACTGGGGAAGTGTAACATATTATAGAACAGAGTTTGGTGGGCCAGACGGAGGATACTACACTAACGAATCAGTACATATGACTGATAGTGGTACAAGATGTTTTGCAGGTGGTACTGGTGGTAACGGCGTATTAAACGCTTATGTGTGGCATGATTCGAATAAGACATGGACACAAGAAGCTACAATTGTAGCCAGTAATGGAGCTTCTAGCGATCAGTTTGGTCAATCTGTAGACGCTAATCATGACGCTACAAAATTAATAATCGGTGCACCTGGACAAGCCTCAAACACTGGGTCAGCATATTACTTTACACGCAGTGGCTCTACTTACACTCAAGTTCAAGAAATTGCTGCGTCAGGAATGTCGGGTTCAAACACGTATTTTGGTTCAGAAGTTTGCATGAGTCGCGATGGTAACCGTATAGGAATATCAGCACCGAATAACTATAGTCAAAACTATGGAAGCATACATACGTATTACTTAGACGGAGGCACTTATTCAGCAAGTACGTCTTGGACCGGTGCTAGTAATAACTATTATATAGGTCGTTATATGGAGATGGATCATACTGGTGACAGGATTTTTGCTACATCTCATTCTACGATCGGAGAAAATTACGTTCGTAGATGGAACGGATCGGCGTTTGTTGCAGAGCAAACTATATCAATTTCAAGTACAAGAGAAATTACTACTAATGGCGACGGAAGTATTCTTGCTATAGGTAATGTTCCTTTAGAAGTTAACATCTATAATAGATCAGGCACTACTTGGTCTAAAGCTGATTCAATTGGAATGCATGAATTAAACACTGCCGGCACTGCTGTTGCAGGTTTTGGATATAATGTATCATTGAGTGATGACGGCCTGTTACTTTATATAGGCTCACAAGATGGAAATCCTGAAATTTCTTATCTCTTAGATAGAGATAGTGTAGGCGCAAGCTTTTCACCAGCCCTTAAAATAGACGAGCAACATAGAGATTCAGCAAACGGTTGGAGTGATATGTTTAACAGTTTTGGTCATGGAGCGGTGGCCAAAAATACAAAAGATGCGTTTGGAATAGGAGGTTGGTATCAAAAAGCTGAAAACGCTTTAGGCACACCTGGTCCAAGTAGCGCTAGAGGTATACTCACACTATATCATACTTAAGAGAAAAAAACATATAAATAGTCAAAAGATTCTTTACTTTGGAGACTATTTCTATGGCAAACCCAACTTCTAGGGATACGCTGATTGATTATTGTAAAAGGCAACTAGGTGATCCAGTACTAGAAATCAATGTAGATGAAGATCAGGTAGAAGATCGCATTGATGAAGCCCTACAATACTATCAAGAATATCATTCAGATGCCACGATTAGGACATATCTGAAACACCTCGTTACAGCTGACGACGTGACCAATGAGTATATTCCTATTTCGAGTGACGTACTCTACGTTTCAAGATTGTTTCCAGTATCAAGCGCTTTTAATTCTTCATTTAATTTCTTCGACATTAAATATCAGATGATGTTAAATGATATTGCTGATTTGCAAAACTTTGCCGGTGATTTAGCATATTATGAACAGATGCAGCAATATCTTTCAATTCTCGATATGAAATTAAATGGACACCCTCAGACTACATTTGCTCGTCACCAAGATAGGTTATACATTCACGGCGAGTTTAAGAGTGAAGATATAAAAGAGGGTGAGTACATCGTAGCAGAAATATATTCAATACTAGATCCAGATTCACACACATCAATTTACAACGACTTGTGGCTAAAAGAGTATGCAACTGCTCTCATAAAGCGTCAATGGGGTATGAACCTGTTGAAATTCGATGGCGTCCAACTTCCTGGTGGAGTGTTGCTCAATGGACGTCAGCTTTATGATGATGCCACTGCAGATATAGATAGGTTAAGAGAGAGAATAAGAAGCGAGTTTGAATTACCGGCAGACTTTTTTATGGGTTAGTTAAATGGCTAGAAACTTTTACTTCTCGGAAAAAGTCAGGTCGGAGATGGACCTGTACGAAGACATTATTATTGAGTCCATGAAGATTTATGGGCAGGATGTTTATTACTTACCGAGAACACTCGTAAATGAAGATAAGATACTAGGCGATGATGTTGCTTCATCATTCGATGCCTCATATAAGATTGAGATGTACATTGAAAATGCTGAAGGTTTTGACGGTGAAGGTGATCTATTTACTAAATTCGGCGTTGAAATAAGAGATGAAGCAACCTTTATTGTAGCCAGGCGTAGGTGGAAGAACACAGTTCGTCGAGCTGCAAACGCTATACAAGGTGACAGGCCGACTGAAGGTGATTTAATTTACTTGCCTTTATCTAAATCTTTATTTCAAATAAATCATGTGGAACATGAACAACCTTTCTACGCTATAGAAAACTTACCTACATTTAAGTTAAGATGTCAGCTGTTCGAATATGTTGGCGAAGATCTCGATACCGGCATTGAAACAATAGATAATATAGAGAAAGATTATGCTTATAGTTATAATCTAAGACTTAAGTTGCCTAAGCAAGCAACAGGAACTGCGAGTATTTCATAATGGCTGCGAAAGGTGTAAAAACTTTAACGATTACTGACAGTGGAGAAAGATTTAGTTTTTCGCCGTATGTAAAGTTTACTTTACCTGATGAAGACTCAAGAAATGCTGGTGGATTAATAACACTCGATGACTCTGGCAAAATAGCTTCAATTACAATTACAGATAGCGGCAACTATTATACATCAGCACCGACTGTGACTATTGCAACAGATAGTGCTAATGATAGTGCAGCCGTAACTGCACTAATTACACGAGGACAGGTTTCTGGTTTCACCATTACCGATTCAGGTTTTGGCATGGATTCATGCAGACTGATAATTACTGCGCCTAATGGTACACCTGGAGATTTTGTTGCACAGGCTAGAACACTAATAGATTCGAGTTCTGAAAAAGTATCACAGCTTATTTTAGTAGATAGCGGAAACTTTTATTTGAATCCACCTACTATGACAATACACGGCGGTAATAACATAGAAAGCAGCTATGAAAGAGATGATAACATAGAGCAAACTTTATCAAGTGGAGTAAAGATTAGAGGTGAAGTACTTAATTACTTATTAGATTCTGATGGTGATTCTGCTAGAGTATTAAGAGTTGGTCATGTCGGTGCCGATGACGGTAAGTTCCGTGAGTTCGTGGTAAATAGACAAGTAGTAAATACTAGTCAATCTTTTACTAAAGGCCTTGAAGTAATTGGAGTTGATGAAGAGAACCGCATGTCAGAAAATGAACAAAATGAATTCTTTACGACATCTGATATCGATGACTTCTTGAACTTTAGTGAAGATAACCCATTTGGTGATCCGGAGAATCAGTAATGGCACATAAAATTTCATTTAGTAGAAAATTACCAGTTGAAAGTCAGCCAGCTGAAACTAATGGCCCTGGTGCAGCTGTGTATAAAAAGTATGAAAGTGAAAATAAAATTGTTAAATTTTCTATTCAACAATTAACTGATGAATTAGATAATATAGAAATAGTTTTTGATAGCAAAACTAGTGCTGATGATTTTTTATCAGAAATGGAAGAAATATCAGGTCCTGGTTCTTATGAATCAGAAATTTTAAGAGAAGACGTTTAATGTTTGGTGGACATTTTTATCACGAAAGAATTAGAAAATCAGTCGCTGTATTTGGCAGACTGTTTAACAACTTATACGTGGTAAGAAAAGATGCTGCAGGTGGTGTATTGAATCAGATGAAAGTTCCGCTATCTTACGCGCCAAAGAATAAGTTTTTAGATAGAATAAGAGAGAATCCGAGTTTACAAGATGATACAAGGGTGGCGATTAAGCTACCAAGGATGTCTTTTGAAATTACAGATATATCATATGATTTAACTCGACAATTGACTAAGGTAAGTAATTTCAATACAGTCGGTAACACTAGAGAAACAAGAAATAAATTCTTTTCACCTGTACCATACAATATTGGTTTCTCATTAAATATATTTGCTAAAAGTCAAGAAGACGCCTTGCAATTAGTTGAGCAGATTTTACCTACGTTTAATCCTCAATATACAATATCGATATTTCCTTTCAAAGATATATACCCAACCTTTGTCGAGGACGTACCGATTGTTATAACGAGTGTTTCATTTAGTGATGACTTCGAAGGTCAATTAGAAACACGAAGAACTATAATATACACATTAACATTTGAAATGAAAGTTCAATTTTATGGAAACATAGAGAATAAAAATATTATTCGTAAGTCACAGGCAAACGTATTCGAATCTAAAGCAGGTTTGGGCGGCGATTCAGATGTATACTTAGAAAGAGTAACGGTTACACCTGACCCGATAACAGCAATGGGTATGCCTGACAGTGACTTTGGTTTCACTGAAGAAATTAAACTAGGAGTGGATAGCGCATAATGGCACCAAGAAATCATAAAAACTGGTTAAAAAAACCAAAGGTAGAATACATTAGTAGTGACATTTATTCGTCTTTTGAAATATACGAACAAGAACAAGAAATGATCTTTTCAAAAGTGTGGATACCAATGTGTCACAAGTCTGAAATGTCTGAGCCTGGTAGTTTTAGAACAGCAAAGATTGCAGGACAAAACGTTATTGCAATTAATAACGGAGACACAATTAAGTCTTATATCAATCCTGGCAAGTTTACTACACCAGCCGGCACAATGACTAAAGTACAATTCTATATGGATGACTATGAGCCACTACACACAGAAGTAAAACACGGTGGTATGGTTTGGACAACTCTTAATAAAAATCCAGACATGGACGTAGAACAGTGGACAGCCGGTGCGTTTGATTGTATTGCCGATGCCATTGATACAGAAGAGATGGAAGTCTTTCACTATCACAAAGCAGTGATAGACACAAACTATAAGTTGTGGCATGATACAAACAGTGAATTCTATCACGACTTCATGCATTACTTTAACAGAGTGTCAGGATTCAACGATGAGTATTTCGCTAGAAAAAATATTCCTTTTGATAATGGTCATGTTAACGTCAGCAGCTTTACTGTTAACTATGAAGAGTATGACGGATTTGAAGATCGCGGGGAACTATCTTTTCCCAATCTGCCGCCCAACCAGTGGTACATGGTCGACCTCTTCCCAGGCTTTAACTTCAACCTTCGTGGTAGCGCCTATCGTTCAGATGCAGTGACACCGCTAGGTCCAAACAAAGTATTGATTGAGTTCCGTGGATACGGACTCAAAAAAGATACACCACAAGAAAGACAAACAAGAATCAAACATCATAACTCTATCTGGGGACCTTTTGGTCGTAATCTACACGAAGATTTAATAGGTGTTGCTGGTCAGGGTACTACTATGAGAGAAGGTACTGAAAGTCGTAACATTCTACATGGTCGTCATGAGAATAGCACGATTCATGATGAAGTAGGTATGAGACATTATTATGCAGAATGGGGTAGGTTCTTAGAAAGAGATCCAGCGAGGTCATACAAAGAAGTAGCATAATGGGTAGAACTGCAGACATAGCAAAAATGCTGGGTAAGACAGCTCTATCTAATCCAAATAAAATAAAGATATTAGATAGTTCAGACATACCTGTAACTACGCCTGGAGCAAGCGTCGAATATTTTAATACGCTAGATTCATTACCATCGAGTAATTTGACATCTGGCGATCAAGCATTTGTACAAGCTAATCAAAGGTTTTATGTATCGAATGGAAACGGCTGGTACAACGTAGCCGTAGTAAACACTGCCCCTACATTAAGCATCAGCCCTTCTGGTACTATAGTTCTGAGTACAGAAGAATCTGCTACTACTATAACTCTAACAGGTCAAGACTCAGATAACGCAAACTTAACATTCAGTGTAGAATCTGATGGTAACTTCTTGGGTATAGGTACTATTGTACAAGACTCTAGTGTATTTACAATTACGCCTTTTAGTTCAGATTCTGCGACTCAAACTACTTCTACCTTGACTTTTAAAGTTACAGATGGTGTAAACGTAGCATCAGGAACTTCTGCTTTATCATTGACTTTCGGTGCAACATACTCAAATAAACTTAATAGTACAGATTATGCATTAGGTACTACAGGTGGAACTTTTGAAACTAGTATTAAGAAACAAGGAACTCATTCATTTTCCGTAAATGGTAGTGGTAATACTGTAAGAAATCCTGGTGCGAACAGTGGATCAGCAGTAACATACAATGACTGGACTATTGCAATGTGGTTCTATCTTAAATCTTCTGCGCCTTATGGCGGAACAGGACATTTTCATTTATTTACTACAAATGATAAACTAGGTGGTGCTTATTCATTTGGCACTAAAGGTAATAATTTAACACTAAGTGGAAATTATTGGTTTGCGACTGATAATTATAATGGAAGTAATTACGGCGGCATGCATGCCAACTTAGGAACAGGTGTATTTGTTCTAGATGCTTGGTATCACCTTGTATTTTCAGGAAGTACAACAGGACCTGCTATAGGAGTTTGGATAACAAAAGAAGGACAGTCATTTGGAAATGTACTTAACAGAGAAACATTCGGTGGCTCTATCACGGGCTCTCGAGTATCAGCTTTAAAAATTGGTGGTAGTGATGGCTTATATCTACATGGCTCTGCAGGTAACGCAGCTGACGGCGGTTGGGTTTACTACGATGATTTTAGAATATATGATGCAAAAGCATCATCAACTCATGCTGAAGCTATATTCGATACTGCTGGTGACGTAACAGACGCTTCAAATCCACTACAATCAAACTTAAAATTAGCATATACTTTTGACAATACAGCTAATAGCATTTAAGTTATAGATAGTGTAAAGGTAATTTTATGAGTAAGATTAGAGATCTAGCTACAATACTTAGTAAGACAGCTCTAAGTAACACTAATAAAACTAAATTATTAGATAGCTCTGACTTACCGGTAACTACGCCTGGAACAAGTGTTGAATATTTTAATACATTGGATTCATTACCAACGACTAATTTATCTGCTGGTAATCAAGCATTTGTGCAAGCGAGTCAAAGATTTTACATATCAAATGGAAACGGTTGGTACAACGTAGCATTAGTAAATACGAATCCTAGTCTGACAATAAGTCCATCAGGTGCTATAGCTCTAAATACAGATGGTTCCACTACTACTATAACTTTAGTTGCAGTTGATTCAGACAATGATAATTTAACTTTTAGTGTAGAATCTGACGGTAGCTTTTTGGGTCTTGGAACTATAGTGCAAGATTCAAGCGTATTTACTATTACACCTTTTAGTGAAGATTCAGCAACTCAGACCAGTTCTACTCTTACATTTAAAGTAACTGACGGTATAGCAATAGCATCAGGTACAAGTGCATTATCATTATCATTTGTTATAGACTGGTCAACTGCTAGTCTTACAGAGACTAATTTACAGGCTTCTGATATTGCAGATGGTGATAATTTTGGTAGGTACAGTAGTAATTTAAGCGGCGATGGTTTATATCTTATAGCCGGGTCTATGTACGCTGCTTCTGGTGCTGGTAAAGCATATATCTTTTTTTACAATGGTTCAAGTTGGTCTCAACAACTTAATGTTACAGGTCCAGATGGCGCAAGCGGTACTCCTTATTTCGGTGGTACTGTAGCTATAGACGGTGATGGTGATGTTGCAGTAATTGGACAACATAGATATGATTCGTATACAGGGGCTGCTTGGGTATATACCAGATCAGGTACAACATGGACACAAAGAGTAAGACTGGAAGCGTCTGATGGTGAGCAATATGATATGTTCAGTGGTAGGGATCTAAATTATTCTCAAGGTATTGGAGTTAGTAAAGATGGGACGTATATTATAATTGGAGCTCGGCAAGAAGATACGGGTGCTAGCAATGCAGGTTCAGCTTACATTTACACAGGATCAGCAGCAAGTTGGACTGAACAAGCAATAATAAGATCACCTGCTGCGACAGCCAGTGATGATTTTGGTACTTCAGTGCATATTAACTCTGATGGGACATATGCCATTATAGGTGCTAAGGGGGCTGGAGCAGGAACAAACCGTGGTGCTGCTTATATTTACACTAGATCCGGATCAACATGGTCATTGCAAGCTACATTAACTGCTTCTGATGGAGCTGATCATGATAACTTTGGTTCATATGTTAAGATTAGCGGTGATGGTTCATATGCTGTATGTAATGCAAGATATGATGATGACAACTACGATTCAAGTGGATCAGTTTATGTTTTTGTAAGATCCGGCTCATCATGGTCACAACAACAAAAAATTAATTTAGGTGCAGGTGGTGCAATATACAATTATTTTGGTAGCACTCTTGATATGAATGAAGCGGGTGATTTAATTGTAGTTGGTTCAGGTGGTCTTGATACTAACCAAATAGGTAAAGCAAGAATCTATAAGAGAACTGGCACTACATGGGCTTTAGTGAAAACAATAGGGGCTTCCGATGATGCTGACACTACTGGTGCAAGTGCAATCACAGGATTTGCTAGTAAAGTAGGTATGAGTGGAAATGGAAACGTCGTGGCAGTATCAGCTTACCCGGATACCAATACTACAACTCGAGGATCAGTATACGTTTATAATGAATCATAAAGTTATAAATACTGTAAAGGAAATTTTATGGGTAAGATTAGAGATCTAGCTAAAATACTTGGTAAGACACAGGCTAATAATCCTGACTTGTCAGCGTTATTGGATAGCGATGCCTTGCCTGTTACTGCAGCCGTTAGTGGAATCTTAGCTTTAAGTTCTTTAGATTCATTGCCAGGCGCAAGTCTATCTGCTGGTGATACTGCGTATGTTTCTGCCAACAATAGGTTTTACGTTTCAAACGGTAGTGGTTGGTATAATGTAGCATTAGTTAATGTAACACCAAGTTTGACAATTTCGCCTGATGGTGCAATTGCACTAAACACGGACGGCACACCTACTACTATTACTTTAACTGGCCAAGACTCAGACAATGCTAATTTAACGTTTAGTGTAGAGTCAGATGGAAGTTTCTTAGGCTTAGGTACTATTGCACAAGATTCATCAGTATTTACAATAACTCCGTTTAGTTCAGATTCTGCTACGCAGTCATCATCAACATTAACATTTAAAGTTACAGATGGTGTTGGAATAGGATCAGGCACAACAGCACTATCATTAACTTTCTCAGTAAGCAATTCAAATCAAACAACAGTGTTATTAAAAGCTGATGATGCTGCTACTGATGAACAAGTAGATAGATCTTCAAATACATACTCAATCACTGAAAATGACAATGGTGGTAGTTCATCTGGGTCAGGCCACGTAGCTTCAAGTGCATTTACACCTTATCATCCTGGTGGTTATAGTACTTTTTTTGATGGCACTGGTGATTATCTATCAGCACCAGATTCTACAGATTTTGATTTAGGTAGCGGTGATTTTACAGTAGAATTTTGGGTTTATCAAAAAGGAGTAAATGCTGATGGTACAGGTAGTGTAGTTGGCCAATGGGCTGCATCTGATAGAGGTTGGGTTGTATATGTAAGTTCGAGCTTTATTTTGTTTTCATATTCTACTAACGGATCTAACTATGTCAATGTTTCAGATGGTGCTGGAATTTCTTACAACGAATGGACTCATGTTGCTGTAGTAAGAAATGGCAATACAATGCAGATGTATAAAAACGGAACTCAAACTTATAATGATGCATTTAATGTCACAATTAACAATAGCGGCAGAATACTAGAAATTGGAGCTAACAGTGGCGGTACCTATGGTGATTTTAACGGGTATATTCGTGATCTTAGAATTGTAAAAGGTACGGCTGTTTATACTTCAGCATTTACAGCACCTACTAAAGCTCTAACTGCAATCACTAATACAAAACTTCTTGCTTGCCATGCACCTTATATCGGCGATGGCTCGTCTACTGGACACACTATTACAGCAAATGGTAACCCAGAACAAGTAAGATTTGGTCCATATGATTATTTAGCTTATGATAAATCTACTCACGGAGGTTCTGTGTATTTTGATGGTGATGCTGATTATTTTACAGTCGGCAGCGCATCTGATGGTGCATTAACAGGTACATTTACAATTGAATGCTGGTTTATGCTGAAAGAAGCATATGATGCTAAAGTTCATACCCTCATAAGTAACTATGATGGTTCGGCCAATGGCTGGGGTCTTCAGCTAAGAAATAGTGGAGAATTATGGCTATTTGCTGCCGTTGGTCAACCGCTATCATACAATCTTTCTCCCCTACAAAACGTTTGGTATCATGTAGCAGTTTCAAACGATGCAGATAACAATACAGGAAAGCTTTTTGTCAATGGTGTACAAGTCGATACTCATAGCGATGCCAACATATATGATACTGCAGATATGCAGGCAAATTCTCAGCCAATGACTATAGGTAGGATAGGTAATAACTCGACTCAAGATATGTATGGTTATATAGCTGATTTAAGAATTTTATCAGGTACACACTTACGCACTGCTGCGTTTACTCCACCAACAAGTCCACTTACTGCAATAAGCAATACTAAAGTTCTTACTTGCAATAATACGAATGATGTTTGGGATCAAGCGAGCGGGCACATTGTACACAAAGGCGCTACAGGAACTGGTGTTGGATTACCTGCAAGTAATGTGCAAAGAAAATGGACAGGTACAGGCGTTTCATCTTGGCGTTCAGATATTTTAGCTCATACTATGATGAAACCTCTTGGGCCCGGCGACTTTACTATTGAAGGTTGGGTATATTTTGACAATAATAATAATCCACACGGAATATTCCACACCGGTTCAGGGTTCCTAGGTGGAGGTGCAACTTTTAATTATGCTAATATTAACGGGGTTGGTTTTGGTTTAAATGGTTCCACAGGTTATTATAGATTGTATCATGCTGGAGGTGCTACAAATTCTACTGAGCAAGCGGTTGGAGCAACTTGGACTCATTTTGCGGTAGTTAGAAATAGTGGAACTATAAAAGTATATATTAATGGAACCGCAACAAGCATAAGTGTATCAAACACTACTGACTTTACTGAACCTGATGTTGTACTTGGCGCATTTTATGATACCTCGCAATCATTAGCAGGTTATTTACAAGATTTTAGAATTTCATTATATGCTAGATATACATCTAACTTTACAGCACCTACTGCAGCATTTGATGGTTAATTATGAGTGAAGAAAAAAATATAAAAACAGATTATGATTATTCAAGACAAACTTACTATGATCTCATAGAAAAAGGTAGGGAAGGCCTAGAAGATATGATAGAGGTTGCGCGTTCCTCTGAACACCCGCGAGCATACGAAGTCTTATCAGGTATGATTAAAAATATATCTGATGTGAATGATAAATTGATGGATCTCAATAAGAAGCAAAAAGATATAAACAAAGAAGAAGTAAAACAAGTAGGCAACACTACTAACAACGTGTTTCTTGGATCAACTGCAGACTTACAGAAACTGCTGCAACAGGATGAAAATATAATAGATGTTACACCAGACAGAGAGCTATCTCGGAAATCCTAATGTAAAGCGTGATGGTGTAGTACAACCTTGGACTGATGAATTAGTTCGAGAGTATGCAAAGTGTATGAAGTCACCATCATACTTTGCACGAAAGTATTGTAAGATTATTTCTTTGGATCAGGGCTTAGTGCCCTTTGACTTGTATCCTTATCAAGAAAAAATGTTCGAGGCTTTCAGTGAACATAGGTTTAATATTGTATTGGCTTGCAGACAGTCAGGCAAATCAATATCAGCTTGCGCATACTTACTATGGTTCGCTCTCTTCAACTCAGAAAAAACAGTTGCGATTCTTGCGAATAAAGGGGCGACGGCTCGGGAGATGTTATCTCGCATTACGCTTATGCTCGAGAACATTCCGTTCTTTTTACAACCTGGTACTAAGGCGCTTAACAAAGGGTCTTTGGAATTTTCTAATAACAGTAGGGTCCTCGCCGCGGCGACTTCTGGTAGCAGTATCCGTGGCTTATCTGTTAGCTTGCTTTACTTGGATGAGTTTGCATTCGTCGAAAGAGCTGCAGAGTTTTATACGTCAACATATCCGGTTATTTCATCTGGAACGGACACAAAAATAATAGTCACATCTACTGCAAACGGTATAGGAAACACCTTTCATAAGATATGGGAAGGTGCAGTGCAAGGCGTTAATCAGTTCAAGTCTTTTCGTGTAGACTGGTGGGATGTGCCTGGCCGTGATGAAGAATGGAAAAACGAGACAATAGCAAACACGAGTCAATTGCAATTCGATCAGGAGTTTGGTAATACATTTTTTGGAACCGGTGATACGTTGATTAATGCAGAAACGTTATTATCTTTTAGAGCTAAGAACCCTATAAGAACTCTGGAAGGTGGAGACTTTAAAGTATATAAAGAGCCTATTAAAAATCATGAGTATATCATGACAGTCGATGTGAGCAAGGGAAGAGGACAGGACTACTCTACATTTAATTTAATCGATATTAGCACTAGGCCTTTTGAGCAGGTGGCTGTATATCGCAACAACACTATCTCTCCAATACTCTTCCCTAATATTATATATAAGTACGCGAAAATCTACAATGAATCTTATACAGTAATTGAGTCAAATGATCAGGGTTCCGTAGTATGTAATGGTCTATATCATGATTTAGAATATGAAAACGTACATGTTGAATCTGCAATCAAGTCTGATAAGATCGGTATAGAAATTACTCGTAAAACTAAGAGGCTTGGTTGTTCAGCTATTAAAGATATACTTGAATCTAAAAAATTAAATATAGTCGATGAACAAACAGTACTCGAATGTTCCACATTTGAAGCCAAAGGGCAGTCATATGAGGCTTCAGTTGGTAACCACGATGACTTAATGATGAATTTAGTACTATTTGGGTACTTTGTTTCTACTCAATATTTTGCTGACCTTACTGATATTAACCTAAAACAGTTACTATTTGACCAGCGGATGAAAGAAATAGAAGACAACGTAGTACCATTTGGATTTATTGACGATGGGCAAGCGCATATGGAAGTCTTAGAAGGTAGAGAAAAAGACCATTGGCAAGTTAAAGAGTTTGATCCAGAACTTGGTGGCCCTGAAGGCATATTTGACAGGGATCTGTAATATTATAAATAATAGCATAATTGAAAACAACCGTATTATGTTCACATATAATTAAAAGGAAGAAGCAATGGCACTCTTTACACCGTCTGAAAGTCCTGCGGTTGTTGTAAAAGAGATCGATCTGACCGGTGGTGTACCCAACGTTCAATCGACAACTGGAGCAATAGTAGGAAACTTTCGCTGGGGGCCAGCAGAGCAGAGAGTTCTCGTAGATAACGAGGCCACTCTGGTAGATACTTTTGCTACGCCAGACTCAGCAAACACGGTTGACTTCCACTCAGCACAGTACTTCTTGCGGTATTCGAGTTCACTGCAAGTTGTGAGGGAAGTAACCTCAGCTGCTTTCAATTCAAGGGCCACACTAGGACAAAAGCGTGCAGATAGTGATGAAACACTAAATGCAGAGCTTGTCAAAAATTTGCCTGACTTTGAAGCACAAAAATCAGCACTCGATTCGGATTCACACACCTTTATCGGTAAGTATCCAGGCTCACTAGGTAACTCACTACAGGTACAAATTTGCCCATCAGACTCGGCAAGTTCAATCTTTTCAAGTTGGACATACGTTAATAACTTTGATAAGGCACCAGGTACATCAACTTTTGCATCTAATAACGGCGCAAGAGGAGATGAGGTGCACATAGTAGTTGTTGATAAAGATGGCAAGTTCACAGGTACTCGAGGTGAGGTACTCGAAACATTCCCATTCTTATCAGTAGGTAGGAATGCTAAGAATCCTGATGGCACAAACAACTATGCACCGGACGTGGTTAATGAACGTTCTGAATACGTTTGGATGGTTGAGTTTGACTCTGACCATTTAGGAGCAGGTGCAAGTACAGACATCGATAATGGTGACGACTTCACCATGACCAATCGTGCAATCAAAACATTTAACTTTAACGGTGGCGTAAATTCAGGCGCTCTAGGAACTGCAGAGTTCTTAACAGGCTTTGATCTTTTCGAAGATAAAGACCAAGTTGAAGTTGACTTCTTGATCGCACCTGGCATGACCAGTACAGCCGATCAAACAACAATTGTTAACGATCTCGTCGCTACTGCACAGCAGACAAGAAAAGACTGTGTCGTAGTTGCATCACCAGCACGTGATGATATTGTTAACTTGACAAATGCAGCAACTATCAATACAAACGTGATTGCTACTGCCAATACATTTACGAATTCATCGTATCTGATTATGGACGGTAACTATCTCAAGACGTATGATAAATACAATGACCAGTTCATTAGTATTCCTGCTGCATCATCTACTGCAGGTATCTGCGCAGCTACTGACTTGAATAGAGCCGCTTGGTTCTCACCGGCCGGTTCACGTAGAGGACAATACCTAGGTATCACCTCTCTGGCATACAGCCCGAACAAGTCACAGCGAGATGCACTGTATAGAGCAGACGTCAACCCGATCGCAAATATTCCTGGCCAAGGTACAATACTCTTCGGCGATAAGACAATGCTTGGAAGACCTTCAGCATTCGATCGAATCAACGTGCGTAGATTGTTCCTTATTCTTGAAAGAGCGATTGGTAGAGCAGCACAGCAAGTAATGTTCGAGTTTAACGATGAGTTTACTCGTGCAGAATTTGTCAATATCATCGAACCGGTACTTCGCGAAGTCAAAGGTCGTCGTGGTATTACAGACTTTAGAGTAGTCTGTGATGAGACAAATAATACCGCTGCTGTTGTAGATCGAAATGAATTCATCGCAAACATCTTCATCAAACCGGCACGTTCAATCAACTACGTAACGCTTAACTTCGTAGCTGTCAGAACAGGTGTTGACTTTGAAGAAGTTGTTGGCACGGTATAAGGAGGTAGGTAAATGGCTGTTCTCGGTGTAGATGACTTTAAGTCAAAACTGAGAGGTGGCGGCGCACGTCCTAACCTCTTTCAAGTAACAATCAACTATCCAGGATTTGCTGACGGTGATCCGGAACTCACATCGTTCTTATGTGAGGCAGCAACTCTACCTGGGTCAACGTTTGGTATCATACCAGTGTTCTTCCGTGGAAGGATTCTAAAGATGGCCGGTGACCGTACATTCGCTGAATGGGGCACCACGATCATCAATGATACTGACTTTTCGATTCGTAACGCGATTGAAAGGTGGATGAACGGTATTAACGCACACTCTGCAAATACTGGTCTTACCGCACCAATCGCTTATGAAGCTGACTTGACAGTTGATCAGTTAGATCGTAACGGTGATAAACTCAAAACATACACATTCCGAGGTGCATATCCTCAGGATCTTTCAGAGATTGCAGTGTCATACGCTGACAACGATAACATTGAAAGATTCACGTGTACTTGGGCATATCAGTACTTCGAGTCTAACACTACAAGCTAAATAAATAAAGGGAGCCGGCAACGGTTGGCTCCCTATCTCTAACTAAGGAATTGAAATGGCTGAATATTCTGGTGCAGGCACCGAAGGCATTAAATTATTTGGTTTTGAAATAAAGAAAGCCAAAAAGAAGGAAGAACAAAAAGCTCCTTCCATTGTTCCGCCGCGAGATGATGAAGGCGGTAGTTACGCTACTGCGTCTGGTTCACACTATGGCCAGTATCTCAATCTTGGTGATGACGACTCAAAAGATAACTATCAACTTATTATGAAGTATCGTGGTAATGCGATGCACCCTGAAGTTGATATGGCGATTGAAGACATTGTTAACGAATCAATCACAGGTTCACAGCTTGAACAAACACTAGACATCAACTTAGAAGATGTTGATGCACCTGATAGAATTAAGAAAGTAATTAAAGAGGAGTTTGATACGATATATGGTATGCTTAACTTCAAAGAGTTAGGCCACGATATATTTCGTAGGTGGTACATCGACGGTAGAATGTTCCACCACTTGATTATTAACGAAGCTCAACCAAAAGAAGGTATCGTTGAGATTCGACCTATTGACGCTGCCAAGATGCGCAAGGTTAAAAAAGTTAAAAAGAAAAAAGATCCAGCCACTGGCGCTAACGTTGTTGAAAATACAGAAGAGTTTTTTATTTACCAAGAAAAACCAGGTTCATCTACCAGTGGCGTAAAAATGACCAGTGATTCTGTAAGCTATGTTACATCCGGATTGCTATCAGAAGATCGAAGAAAGATTATATCATTTCTACATAAAGCATTGAAGCCAATTAACCAACTACGTATGATGGAAGACGCACTGGTGATTTATAGGTTAGCTCGTGCACCGGAGCGTAGAATATTCTATATTGACGTAGGTAACTTGCCTCGAGGCAAAGCTGAACAGTACCTTAAAGACATTATGGCAAAGTATAGAAATAAACTTGTATACGATGCTAAGACTGGCGACATCAGAGATGATCGTAAACACATGTCTTTACTCGAAGATTTTTGGTTGCCAAGACGTGAAGGTGGTACAGGTACCTCAATTGAAACACTACCTGGTGGAGAAAACCTAGGCCAGATTGAAGACGTAATCTTCTTTCAAAAGAAAGTTTATAGGGCACTAAATGTTCCAATCAATAGGCTAGAACAAGAAGCACAGTTTAGCTTAGGTAGATCTACAGAAGTCAATAGAGACGAACTGAAGTTTCAAAAATTTATTGATAGACTAAGAATGAGGTTTGCACACCTGTTCTATGGGATATTGAAAAAGCAACTTATATTAAAAGGTATTATCACAGAAGAAGATTGGGAAAATTGGAAGAACGATATTACAGTTGACTACATTCGTGATAATCACTTTACAGAATTACGTGATATGGAAGTATTGCGTGAAAGACTACAGACGATGGATATGGTACAACAGTATGTAGGTGAGTATTATTCTAAAGAGTGGATTCAGAAAAACGTTCTTATGTTATCTGATGAAGATGTAGAAAAAATGAACAAAGAAATACAGGGTGAGAATCCTGATGAACCAGAACAACCGGAAGGTGGAGATGATAATGAGTGAAGAAGCAGTAGCGGAACCTGAAGTAATTGAACCAAGCTTTGAAGTAAAAGACTTGATTCAACACGCTTTGGATCAAGACTATAACAAAGCTAATAAAGTATTTGGCGACATGATGGGTGTTAGAATCGGTGATGCACTTGATCAGGAAAAAATTAAATTGGCAGATCAAATCTTTAATGATGTAGAACCAGAGGAAGACGATGAAGAAGACGAGGATTATACCCAAGGCGAACTTGACCTTGAAGGAGAAGGCGAGTCTGAATCGGAAGAATCGGGAGATGAGGAAGAGTATGAAGACGAAGATGAGGAAGAGGACGTAGCTGACGAAGAAGAAGGTGATGTCTATGCCGATGATATTGAAGATGAAGTTCACGAACAGTAAAAAAATTTCAATTTAAGAAATAAATTTTTATAAATAATATGGTAAAATGAAAACTTTTACAAATATAAGAGAATTAACTGGACGTAAGCCTGAAGGACAATTAGTTGTCAATAAAAAATTAGGCAGAGTTCAGATAATGGTATACAAAGAACGTAACGGTTTTGTCACATACGTAGATGGTGACAGATTAGATCGTTATAGAAGTAAAAACGAAGCTGAAAAGGCTGGAACTGCATTTATTAAGGCGCTAAAGAAATGAAACTTATTTCTGAATATACTGAAAATAATCTCGAAGTTATTATCGAAGCCAATGAAAATGGCAAGAAAAAATATATTATTGAAGGTGTATTCGCGCAAGCAGAAACAAAGAATCGTAACGGTCGTATATATCCAATGCCAGTTATGGAGAAAGCTGTTGGCAAGTATGTCGGCGATCAAGTATCCAAAGGGCGTGCAGTAGGTGAATTGAATCACCCTGAAGGACCGACCGTTAACTTAGACAAAGTTTCTCACAAGATCGAAAGCCTCGATATAAAAGGCAAAGATGTTGTGGGTAGGGCGACTATTTTGGAAACTCCCATGGGGCAAATTGTAAAAGGTTTACTCGATGGTCAGGTACAATTAGGCGTCTCGACTCGTGGTATGGGAAGTCTGCAGAACAATGGTACCGCTATGGTTGTAAAACCAGACTTTATTCTTAACGCGGTGGACATCGTGCAAGACCCATCAGCCCCTAGCGCATTTGTTAATGGAGTTATGGAGGGTGTTGAATGGGTTTGGAATAACGGAATCATTGAACCACAGGCTATTGAAATGATGGAGACTGAAATCAAGAAAGCTCCAAGAGCTGATCTCTATGAGACTCAGGTTCGTGAGTTTAAGAATTTCCTCTCGTTACTCAAATCTAAATGACAAAGGAGTCAATTAAATGACTGAAGATCAAAACATTGAAGATCAGGACATTGAACTCCTCGATGATGAGAACGAAGACATCGAGGAAGCAATGGGTCACGATCCTAAAAATGCTGAGGCTCAATCAGTCGCTTCTGTAGACAAAGCAGGTGATGCAACAGGTAGTGCACCAAAGCGTAAAATGGCAGGCGGAACTGCTGCTGACGCGAGTAATGCAGAACCTATGCCCAAGCTTACTAAGATGGGCATGATCAATGCTATGTACAAAGAAATGAAAAAGATGGATAAGAAAAAGCTAACTGCTGCTTATGGCGGAATGCAAAAAATCACCGGCATGAAGCAACACATGAATAGTACTTCCGAAGAAGATTTCGAAGGACAGCCTATTCTTGATGATTACAAAGTAGATTTTTCTGCAGACATCAATGCTCTTTGCGAATCAGAAGCAACACTATCTGAAGAGTTCAAGCAAAAAGTGGAGACAATCTTTGAAGCAGCAATTAAGTCTAAGCTGACAGAAGAGATTGACCGACTTGAGGAAAAATACAACGAAGAGTTATCAGAAGCAGTTGAAGAAACTAAAGCTGATATCGTTGAAAAAGTCGATTCATATCTTAACTACGTAGTTGAGAGCTGGATGGAAGAAAATAAAGTAGCTGTACAGGCAGGTCTACGTACAGAGATCTCTGAGAACTTTATGAATAAGTTGAAAGACTTGTTCGAAGAGTCTTATATCGAAGTACCAGAAGGCAAAGTCGATCTTGTGGACGACTTGGCTGGTCAAGTTGAGGAACTCGAAGAGGCCCTTAACGAGTCCACTGCTGAGAATATTGAGATGACAGAAATGTTAGAAAACTTTGCACGTGACGAAGTCATTCGCGAAGCTTCAACAGGACTTGCAGAAACTCAATTCGAAAAGCTAAAGAGTTTGGTAGCTGAAGTAGACTTCGAAGACTACGATACTTTTGCACAAAAAGTAGAGACTGTCAAAGAATCATACTTTACCAAGAAAACAACTGATGCCGCTGATATCGAAGAAGATACTGAAGGTGATGCACCTGAAGTAGCTTCTGACACAATGGCTCAGTACCTTTCCGCAATCAAGAAAACTAACAAATAATTGGGAGTCCAATAATGCAAGACGTAATTTCTTACGACAAGTTGATGGAAAAATGGGCACCGGTACTGAACGAAGAGTCAGCGGGAGCCATTACCGACAACCACAGGAAAGCAGTTACAGCTGCTATTCTTGAGAACCAAGAGCGGGCATTACGTGAAGAGCAAACTATGCTCAATGAAATGCCTACTAATAACACATCACAAGTAGCAAACTGGAACCCAGTTCTGATTGCTCTTGTACGTCGTGCTATGCCTAACCTCATGGCATACGACATTTGCGGTGTTCAGCCAATGTCTGGTCCAACAGGCCTTATCTTTACGATGAAGCACTATTTAACGAAGCAGTGCCAGGATTCTCCGGTGATTCATCATCCGGTCCAGTTGCTGGTACAACTCAAAATCGTCTAGACGGTGTAACTGCTGGCCCATCAGGCTTGTCAGGAATCGTTGACTCAGACGCCGACTCTACAATTGATGATACTCGTATCGATCCGGCAAACGGAACAACAGGTTTCGCCATGCCATTGTCCGACGGTGAAAACCTCGGTACAACTGGTGATTCACCATTTGCAGAAATGGGCTTTACCATCGAGAAATCAACTGTTAGTGCTCGGACACGTGCACTGAAGGCAGAATACAGCCTCGAACTTGCTCAGGATCTGAAAGCCATTCATGGCCTGGATGCTGAGACTGAGTTGGCAAACATCTTGTCAACTGAGATCATGGCTGAAATCAACCGTGAAGTTGTTCGTACAATTAACTCACAAGCTAAGACTGGTGCTCTGCAAACTAACACTGCACTAAACGGTGTCTTCAACGTCCAAACAGACGCAGACGGCCGTTGGTCAGTCGAGAAGTTTAAAGGTCTGATCGTACAGATTGAGCGTGAGTGTAACGTAATCGCAAAAGAAACACGTCGGGGTAAAGGTAACTTCATCATCTGTTCATCAGATGTTGCATCTTCCTTGTCAGCCTCTGGCATGCTCGATTACACACCTGCAATGTCAACAAACTTGAATGTTGACGATACAGGAAACACCTTTGCTGGTGTCCTTAACGGTCGCACACGGGTCTACATCGATCCGTATGCTGTAGCTGACTATATCACAGTCGGTTATAAGGGTACTAACCCATATGACGCAGGTCTCTTCTATTGCCCATACGTACCACTAACAATGGTTCGTGCAGTGGGTGAGGATACCTTCCAGCCGAAGATTGGATTTAAGACTCGCTATGGCTTGGCTTCAAACCCATTCGTTGGATCATCTCCAGCAGACGGCTTGGCTGCGATCAAGACCAACCAATACTATCGTATCTTCCGCGTAGACGATATTCTTGGATCATAATAAAAAATAACGTGGTTAGACTAGAGGGGCCTTCGGGTCCCTCTTTTTTATCTAAACTTGTATAAATAGATGTATGGCGGAACTTACAGAAAATTTTAATTACCTACAACCGACTAGTTTTAAGTTAGTTATAGATCGACGTAACTATCCTAACCTTGAGTTTTTCTGTCAGAACGTTACGCATCCGGGTATGATAATGAATCCTGTTGAGTTGCCTGTTCGTAGATTAGCTGGTTTGCCGTTTCCTGGCGATACACTTACATTTAATGAATTATCGACTAATATTCTTTTAGATGAAAATATGAATGCATATACGGAAATGTTCAATTGGATTCGTAGATTACTTGAAAACAATATGTTTGATAATAACGCCAGTGGAAAAGCTACGCAACCTAACTACGCAGATATTACGTTATCAATACTTTCAAGTCACAATAATCAAACGAAGCAAGTAAGATATATAGATTGTGTACCTACATCGCTAGGTGATATAAACTTTGAATCTACGGCTAGTGGTCAAGAGTTTATCACGTTTGCTGCATCGTTTCGATTCAACTATTTTGAGTTAGTGTAATGGCAGAATCAAAATCAAGAAATATTAATAAATCTTTTAGTCCGACTGGCGGCATTGAAGCGACAGCTGTTGTGACTACTACCGGTACTCCGGCATTGCCTTCTACAGGTGCAGCCTTAGATTCTGGATCAGTACAGGGACTTAAACACGATATATTTAGAATCAATTCACAAAGATTAAGACAAGACTTTACGATACATGATTCTGACAACGCCAGTACAGTCGGCCCTATCACAGTAGATAGTGGTGTAACATTAACTATTAACGGGAACTATGTAGTGCTATGAGTACATTAGAGGTAGATAAGATACAAGGTGTGGCTACTGCTGGTTCACTTAACATAACTGGTGAAGGTAACAGCACTACAACTAATCTTCAACAAGGATTGTCAAAACAGTGGTCTAATAATACTATTAGCACTAATACGCATACTATACAAGATAGTTTTAACACATCTTCATTAACCGATGACGGAGCAGGTAGAACCGACATGGTCTTTACAAATAATATGAATGCTGTAAGATATTCGATAACTAGTACATGCTCTCTTAACGGCGGTCATTTGTATTCGCATCTAGGAAATAATACTTTACAAGCTACAAACCATTATAGAATAAACACAGCAGATTATTCCGGAACTGTTTTAGATTACGATTGTATGTGCAATAATGTATGTGGAGACCTCGCATGACAAGTACGATAAGAACAACAAATGTAGGTCCTGCGCCAACAGGTACAACTACTAATTTAATAAATGGATTGGCGAAGGCTTGGATAAATTTGAGTGGTGATAGCACTATTTCTACACGAGATAGTTTTAATATATCTGGCACAACTGACCATGATACAGGAGAATATATTTTTGCTTGGACTAACGCTATGTCAAACATAAATTACGTTTCTTCTGGAATGGCAGGGCAAAACCATACCGCTTTATTAAATATAAGTCAGCCAGAGAATGAACATGCGCCTACAACAGCAAACTGTCAGTATAATGTTGCTTATGCAAATTCTAGTAATTTTGACGGAACATATGTTGGTGTAAGCATTTACGGAGACTTAGCATGAGTGAGATAAGAGTTAACACACTAAAGGATAAGTCTGGTAGAGAAGCTGCTACCTTAAAGGCGTTTTGCCAACTAGATCAAGGAACTACATTAAATGAAAGTTTAAACGTTAGTGGAATAGTAGACAATGGAGTTGGGAGATATGAAGCAACTTTGTCTAACGCTTTTACCAATGCAAACTACGCTTTAAATGTTTCTGCTGGTGCTACATCCGGGAATTGCTCTGTAGATGATTCTCATTACGAAGCAGGAGTAATGTGTGTGAGACTTTATAGAACAGACACTTCTGCATACATGGAATCAGATCATTGTGTAATGCAAGCAGCAGGAACTCTAGCATAATTTAGTTTACTTTTGTAAATAACTGTGGTATAATTATAGTATGATTGATTTGAAAACTATACACGAAATGTGGTCAAAAGACTGTGAAATAAACTCAAACGAACTCGACAAGTCTTCGCGTGACCAGCCAATCTTACATGCCAAATACCTAGAACTCTTATCAACTTACAAGTTACAGTTGAAGCGTGCTGAGTTTGCACAGAAACAATTGTTAAAAGATAAGTGGCTTTGGTACAACGGTAAGATGTCACACGAAGAAATAGTTGAAAAAGGTTGGGACCCGGATCCTTTCAATGGGCTAAAAGTATTGAAAGGCGAGATGGAATATTATTATGATGCTGACCCTGAAATCCAAAAGTCTGAAGAAAAGATTCAGTACTTTAAGACAGTTATAGATACATTAACAGAGATTGTAAACAATATTAACTGGCGACATCAGACAATATCAAATATTATAAAATGGAAACAATTCGAGTCCGGAAACTAAATCATGCAAACCTGCACATAACGTGCGAAAGTGGCACAGCTCAAGAGCTCAATGAGTTTTTTAGTTTCTATGTGCCCGGATATAAATTCATGCCCGCGTATAGAAATCGTATGTGGGATGGAAAGATTCGTTTATTCACTGTAATGTCTGGTGAACTACCGGCCGGTCTATACGAGCATCTTCTACAGTTTGCTGAACAACGTGCTTATGAGATAGAAGTAGATGATTCTAAGTATGGTAAACCTGATGACTATAATAAGGTCGATGTAAAAGATCTCTATGAATATATTAAAGGACTAGAACTACCGTTTGATATACGTGATTACCAATTTGATGCAGTTTCTACGGGAATCCATAGAAAAAGAGGCATACTCTTATCACCAACAGGATCTGGTAAATCTCTTATCATATACGCTTTAGTGCGTTATTGGTTAGAAAGGCTTACCACAGGGTATCGCTATCCACACAGCGGTAGGGCTTTAATCATCGTACCTACCACTTCACTCGTAGAACAAATGTATACGGACTTTATAAAGTATGGTTGTGGTGAGCGAGCCATGCATAGAATATATTCCGGTAAAGATAAGAAGTTTGAATCAGCAATATGTATTAGCACATGGCAATCAATATACAAACTACCGCGTGACTGGTACTCACAGTTTGGCATGGTAATAGGTGATGAGTGTCATGGTTTTAAATCAAAATCATTAATGTCAATTATGAACAAGGCCAGTGAAGCTGAATATAGGTTTGGCACGACTGGTACACTCGACGGGGCCCAAACACATGAACTCGTACTCCAAGGTCTATTCGGTAAGATATACCGCGTTACCACAACGAAAACTTTACAAGATAACAATACTCTCGCCAGCCTTGCCATTAAACGAATCGTACTTAAGTACTCAGAAAAGATACGTAAGGAGTTTGGTAAACAACCATATCCGGATGAAATCGACTTCATTGTATCCAATGTCAAAAGAAATAAATTCATACGAAATCTGGCCTTAGATCTAAAAGGTAATACACTAATACTTTATAACTATGTTGAGAAACATGGTAAGCCACTTTACGATTTGATAGATAATAAAGTAGATGAGAATAGAAAAGTATTTTTTGTATCAGGCGAAACAGCTACCAATGATAGAGAAGCAATACGTGGTATTGTTGAAAAACAAAAAGACGCCATTATAGTAGCATCACTTGGTACCTTCTCAACAGGTATAAATATTAGGAACCTTCATAATATTGTTTTTGCTTCACCGAGTAAGTCACAGATAAGAGTGTTGCAAAGTATTGGTAGAGGTTTACGTAAAACAGAAGATGGAAAAGCTACTACACTATATGATATATCTGATGATATAAGTTGGAAAACGCGTAAAAATTATTCTTTACTGCATTCGTTTGAAAGATTAAAGATATATCAGAAAGAACAGTTTGAGTATAAAACCATACAACTGGAGTTAAAACCATGAAAGCTATGTATAAACAATTTAAGCTTACTAGTGGCGAAGAACTTATATGTGAGTTGGTCGAAACTAATGATGCAGACGAAGGTATCACAGACGTTATTATTAGACGCGCTATGAAGATTGTAACTACCGATGATTTAGAAGAAAACACACGTTATTACACGTTTAAACCATACGTTACTTTTCAAGATGATACTACAGATTTAATAGCTCTTAACTCTGTACACATAGTTAGTGAGTCTACACCTTCAGAAGTTGTAATGACACATTATGCAAGTGCGCTTTCTGATGCAGATAAATTTAATAAGATACGTAAAGCCACTAATATTTCGCTTTCTGAAGTACAATCTAAACTAAAAGATCTTACAGAACAAGAGATGGACGAGTTTCTAGAATCAAAATTAGCAGAAATAAAAGACACTGATTTAGATACTTTAGATTCACAAATGTCTAACGTTATAGAATTTAAGCCACGAGGTACGTACCATTGAGTTTTTTAGTACATCCTCTACCTCCAGAAAATGTATTAGTAAGAAAAGAATATCTCTATGATCTTGAACGCGGTCACGGAGAATACACGCCTGGCATTTGGATCTCGGTAAAATCAACTCAATACAAAGCGTTATACTTTGAAACGCTACTTACAGAATATGGTGCACTTTATGATAAACTTCCGCTGTCAGCTTTCGTTTGGAAAACAGATCATGGCGATCTACCTCTTGATGTTCTGCAGTTGTGGGATTGCTTTGATTACGACCTTACTGTAGTTGAAAAACCTATACTAAGTCGGTGTGAGTTTTTCGGCAAAGACAAGAATATGCACGCAGGTGAGTATATGTTTACTATCGATAATGCACATCGAGATAGATCTACAATAGACATAAACTTTTCTGAACACGACCCAGAACATAAAAGCTTTAACGTAATACAATTGGATAACGGGCAATTTGCAGCTCAACCTAATAATAGAGTAATATGGCGTGATTCGAGTTTAACGCCTGATAAATTAAAACGTCCGGATTTTAAAGTATGTACACAAAACTATCGTGTAGAAACAGAACCAAAATGGTCTGTTGGCCATACTGATGAATGGCAATATATGACAGAGGACGAGGTATCTACCCTCCGGAAAGAATCTTAATTTATTATACCACAACGTACGAAAAAGTACACCATTATTTTTTACATTCAAAACAAAATTAATCTATTTACAAATATAGCTTACTAGTTTATAATATACTATATAATGAAGGAGGCGACATGGCACGCGCACAAAGAAAAAGTATTCACTATGTCAATAATGCTGAATTCTCACAAGCCGTAGTGGAATATGTCACAAAAGTTCAAGAAGCTAAGAAACAAGAAACAACTCTTCCAATAGTACCTGATTATATTGCCAGCTGTTTTCTACGAATAGCTGAGGGTTTGTCTCACAAATCTAATTTTATTCGCTACACATATCGCGAAGAAATGGTAATGGACGCAGTAGAAAATTGTTTGAAGGCGATTGAGAACTATAACTTAGAAGCGGCTACCAGAACTGGAAAGCCAAACGCTTTTGCGTACTTTACACAGATTACGTGGTACGCTTTTTTGAGACGTATCGCTAAAGAGAAAAAACAGCAAGATATTAAATTAAAATATTTGACAAAGTCAGGTATCGAAAACTTTATTGACAACGAGTTAGGTGACGAAACATCGCAGCAAGTTGTTGGCGCTTTCGTTGATACACTACGAGATCGCATTGAGAAAGTAAGATTCACAGATAACATTATTAAAGAGGAAGTGATAAAAGAAAAGAAGAGGCGCAAGTCAAAGAGTGCTGATTCTGATTTATCAGAGTTTTTAACATGAAAAAAATTATTGAGTTCCTTAAAAGTAAAGACGATATTGAAATGTTTATGATTACTTGCGTATTAGGTACTATCTTTGCATTCTTTATCTATTGTGGTTGGAGTCTAATTAATTGAAGGTAGCAGTATTAAATGACACACATTGCGGTATACGTAACTCTTCCGAGATCTTCCTCGAAAATGCCAGGGTATTTTACTCAGAGGTCTTCTTTCCTTACTGTAAAGAAAACGGGATCGAGCAAATCATACACTTGGGCGACTATTATGACCACAGGAAGTTTGTAAACTTTAAAGCGTTAAATCACAACAGGCAGCATTTTCTTAATCCATTACGCGAAAATGGTATGAAGATGGATATTATACCTGGCAATCACGATACGTATTATAAGAACACAAACGATCTTAACTCACTCAAAGAATGTCTTGGTCATTTTATGAATGAGATCCATATTATTATGGAACCAAGAGTCATGGAATACGGGTCACTAAAGATGGCCATGTTGCCGTGGATCAATCCAGAAAACTATGACGACTCTATGAAGTTCATAGCAGATTGTAAAGCTGACTGGCTTGGGTCACACTTAGAACTCAACGGATTTGAAGTAATGCGTGGTATGACAAGTAAACATGGCATGGATCCCAAACTGTTTTCTCGATTTGAATTAGTTTTATCAGGTCATTATCACGTGGCATCTCGTAGAGATAACATCTGGTACCTAGGTTCGCAAATGGAGTTCTTCTGGTCAGACGCACACGATCCAAAGTATTTCCACGTTATCGATACAGAAACAAGACAGATAGAAAAAGTTAGAAATAATAACACTTTGTTTGAAAAAATAGTGTACAATGACGACAAAATGGATTATAATAACTATAACATATCAAACTTAGATGGTAAGCTCGTAAAAGTCGTAGTAGTAAATAAAGCTGATACGTTTACGTTCGATCGTTTTATCGACAGGTTACAGTCACAAGATATATACGAACTGAAGATAGCAGAAAACTTTCAAGAGTTTTCCGGTGAAAGTATTGAGGATGATAAGATTAATTTTGACGACACCCAAGAGATTGTCGACTCGTATATTGACGCGGTCGATACAGATCTTGATAAAAATAAAATCAAAATCCAAGTAAGAGAACTTATGACTGAAGCACAAACTTTGGAATTTGCATGATAAAATTTAAAACTCTTCGGTATAAGAACTTTCTGTCATCTGGAAATAACTTTACTGAAATACAACTTGATAGAAGCAAGTCAACACTCGTTGTCGGCCAGAATGGCGCAGGTAAATCAACTATGTTGGATGCTTTATCTTTCGCTTTGTTTGGCAAAGCACATCGTAATATTAATAAGACACAACTTATCAACTCTATTAATAATAAGGGTTGCCTAGTAGAAATAGAATTCAGTTTAAGTGGAAACGAGTTTAAAGTATCAAGAGGAATCAAGCCAAACGTATTTGAGATATGGAAGAATGGCACTATGCTTAACCAGTCATCTCACTCGCGTGAATATCAAAAGATTCTTGAACAGAACATACTAAAACTCAACCATAAATCGTTTCACCAGGTAGTTGTATTAGGTAGCTCCTCTTTCATACCTTTCATGCAACTACCTTCACACATTCGTAGGGAAGTTATTGAAGATCTTCTCGATATTAACGTCTTTTCAAAGATGAACATTATTTTAAAGGAAAAAAATGTACAGTTAAAAGATAAACTCAGACAGATAGATTACAACATAGATATTGTGAAAACTAAAATTGAATCTCAAAAGAAGTATATTCGCGATATCGCAGCACTAACTGAAGAGAATCGAAAGGACTATGAATCTAGGATACAAGCATCGCAGAATCTCGTCGATGAATTACAGAATGAGAATAGTGAGCTTAGCCTCGGACTCGATGAATCTGTATCAGAAGCCGAACAAGGGCTCAAACTGTTACAGGATAGGAAGCAGAGTTTACTCCTCCGAGGTCAAGATCGGCAATCGACTATCCGCGACCTCGAGAAGCGGATCACCTTTTTCGAAGAGAATGAGTCGTGTCCCGTGTGCGACCAAGCCATTTCAGACGGCCATAAACATGCGATTTTATTATCGACACAAGAAGATAGGGATAGGCGGAAGACAGAGATTAAGCAAATCGGAACGGAAGGCTTTGCGGTGGAATCGGAGATTGAGCAACAGGCTGGCTTACTTTCAACGCTTCGCGATCGGGTACATAAACTCACTGCCAACTCGAAAGAGATTTCGAAACTGCAAGCAACCATATCTGATTATAGGTCGCATATAGAAAAAGAAATCGGTACGGATCTTACTCAGGCTCGTACCGACTTACAAAAATTTGAAGATGATAGAAGTAATGAGTTAGAACAAAAATTAAAACTTTCTGATGATTTAAATTATAATTCTGTTATTATCGAAATGTTAAAAGACACAGGTATTAAGACTAAGATTATTAAACAGTACCTGCCGGTTATGAATAAACTAGTCAACCAATACCTACAAATCTTAGACTTCTTTGTACACTTCCACTTGGATGAATCGTTCCAAGAAGTTATAAGATCTAGGCACAGAGACGAATTTACTTATGATTCTTTTAGCGAAGGTGAGAAACAGAGGATTGACCTAGCACTACTCTTCACCTGGCGGCAAGTGGCAAAGATGAAGAACAGCGTATCGACTAATTTACTTTTACTCGATGAAACGTTTGACTCATCGCTTGACCACGACGGTGTAGAAAACTTACTGAAGATTTTATATACACTTGGTGAAGACACAAACGTATTTGTGATATCACATAAAGGTGATATACTCGATGGTAAGTTTGATAGTAAGATCGAATTTACTAAAGAAAAAAACTTCAGCCAGATGAAAATTGGTGTACAAGCGAATGAACTTGTGGTATAATATACATATCTTTTGGAGGATATATAATGGAACTAAATGAGAATACTCTCAACGTCTTGAAAAACTTTTCTGGTATCAATCAGAATATGTTGATTCAACAGGGCAGCACAATTAAAACTATTTCCGAAGCTCGCAATGTATTGGCCACAGCTGTGGTTGAAGAAGAGTTTCCACAACCTTTTGGCATCTATGATCTCAACGAGTTTATTGGTGTCCTTGGATTGGTAGATACACCTCGGCTTAAGTTTGCCGAAGAGTATGTTACCATTGGCGACTCAACTGGTCGCTCAAAAGTCAAGTACTTCTTCTCACCAGAAGAAACATTGACAACCCCACAAAAAGATATTAACATGCCGGAAACGGAAGTTAAGTTTACACTAACAAACGATACTCTCAATAAAATTAAAAGAGCTGCATCCACTCTTGGACATGATGAAGTATTGATTACTGGCAAAGACGGTGTACTAAATCTTTCTGTGGTTGAAAGCCAGAACTCAACGTCAAACGCGTTTACAATTGATATTGACGGTGAGTTTCCAGCTGAAACAAATTTTAACTTTATCTTGAGTATTTCAAATCTTAAGATTCTTACTGGTGACTATGATGTAGAAATATCGAGTAAGCTAATCTCTTGTTTCAAGCACAAAGATCTAAATGTCAAGTATTGGATTGCACTTGAAAAAACCTCTTCGTACGGAGTTTAATATGAATGAAGAAATCGAAAATCAAGAACCAGATAAGATGGATCACTTGATGACATTATCTAATCAGGTATCACGTTCGTGTGTTGCCGTGATTGATGCCATGTCACAGCGTGGTGCAGTCAAGGGTGAAGAAATGTCAACCCTTGGTAAACTACGTGATGATGCTGTACAAATCATCCAACTTGTTGAAACTATCCAACAAGAGAAAGCGATGGAGGAAGACTAAGATATTTACTTGCTCAGTGTTTTGTGGTATAATATTTGTTATGGAGTATAGTAAATGTCTAATAATTTCCTTTGGGTCGAAAAGTATCGGCCGCGTACAATATCAGAAACTATCCTACCCGATAGTTTAAAGCAAGTCTTTCAAAAGATTGTAGAGTCCGGTGAACTTCCTAATATGTTGTTCACTGGCTCTGCTGGTCTTGGTAAGACTACAGTTGCCAAAGCTTTATGTAACGAGCTTGGCAATGACTTTATTATTATCAATGGTTCCGAAGAAGGTAACATTGATACGCTAAGAACAAAGATCAAACAGTTTGCGTCCACTGTATCGCTACAGGGTGGATATAAAGTTGTGATCCTTGACGAGGCAGATTATCTTAATCCACAGTCGACTCAACCTGCACTACGTGGATTTATCGAAGAGTTTGCCGATAACTGCAGGTTCATACTTACATGTAACTTTAAGAATCGTATCATTCAACCTCTACATTCTCGTTGTGGTGTATATGAATTTAATACGTCTAAGAAAGACATGGCTCAACTTGCTGCTAACTTCATGGAAAGAGTTACGGCAATCTTGGAAGCTGAACAAGTTGAGTATGATAAAAGAACAGTTGCCGATTTAATTATGAAGTTTGCCCCTGATTGGAGGAGAGTACTCAATGAACTACAAAGATATTCTGTTTTGGGGAGTGTGGCTGGGTCTGTTTCTAGTTCTAGTGGTGGATCCTTTGATGAGTTATATGCTCACTTAAAAGCTAAAGACTTTAAGAAAATGCGCGGCTGGGTTGTCAATAATATAGATACAGATGCAGCTGCAATCTTTCGCGGTCTGTACGATTCTATGTACGACAAAGTCGCACCGCAATCGATACCACAGCTTGTTTTAATTCTTGCTGACTACCAATATAAAAATGCATTCGTGGCTGATCACGAACTAAACGTAGTCGCATGTCTTACGGAGGTAATGGCTAATGTCCAATTCAATTAAGTTAACCTTATACACTCAACACAATTGCGATTACTGCGATATAATGAAAATGAAATTATCTAGCTGGGGTTATCATTTTGACGTGGTAAACATAAAAGAAAACGTGCAAGCCATGGCGTTTCTACGTATGAAAAATCATAGGACAGTGCCACAACTCTATTGGAACAATGTACATCTTAACAAAGTTGAAACTCTAGACTTTACGCGTGAAATGTTGGAAGAGGAATTAGATTATGAAAGCTATATTGGAGGTCCTACAGAATTTAGGTCCTGATTGGACTGCGTTTATTCTGTCTATGCAAGTTGCCCTTGTTATGGGATTCTTAGAATATTCTAAGACTACTATGATATTAGTATGTGTAGGCATATATTGTTTTTTAAGATTCGTACAAAGACCATGGACTGATTATGACGACAAATCCCTTTGATTACTTAACTGCTATCAATGACACAAAGAAAGATGTTATGATAGATGATATAGCCGAGAAAGGTTACAATGCTTTCATGGTTAATCGCGGTCTTTCTTACTTCAACGATACAGTTTTATTTGCAAATGAAATGAATTTGAATGCACACTTAGATAATCGTTTACAATTTGACTTTCTTATAAATATAGTAAGAAGGCGGAAAAGATTTTCTAAGTGGATGAAACCTGAAACCGCCAGTGACGTGGAAGTTGTCAAGGAATATTATGGCTACAGTAATGAAAAAGCCCGCCAAGCCTTGACCCTTCTCACACCTGAACAAATAATAGATATAAAAAAGAAGGTGTATAAAGGTGGAAGAAAATAATATTGTAGAATGGAATCCTACATCTATGCTCGAGATCTCATTAAACGAGCCAGATGATTTTCTAAAAGTTAGAGAAACGCTTACACGAATAGGTGTAGCATCCCGTAAAGATAAAAAATTATTTCAGTCTTGTCATATATTACATAAGCAAGGCAGGTATTTTATCGTGCACTTCAAAGAGTTATTCTTACTCGATGGTAAGAAATCGAACTTAGAAGAAAATGATATTGCACGCAGAAATACTATCGCACAGCTAATGAGCGACTGGGGTCTTATCAGTATTGAAACTGCAGATAAGATGAAACCACTGGCGCCGATGAGACAGATAAAAATCATTCCGTTCAAAGAAAAAAATGAATGGGAGTTGTGTCCGAAGTATAATATCGGAAACAAGTAATATATATAGTATTGGACATGCCTTTTGGGTGTCCGCTTAACCTTGCTAGTCAATAGGAGGAAAATATGACTGGATCATTCGCATATCCGCGAAACGCATTTCTTGGTTTCGACCACATCTTTGATCAACTGGAAAATATTCACCAGCACTCAAAGGATACCTATCCACCACACAATGTCATTAAAGACGAAGAGATGAAATACACTCTTGAAATGGCAGTAGCTGGTTTCAAAGAAGAACATATTGACATTGAAGTTAAAGATCATATTTTAACTATTAGTGGTGATCGACCTCAGCGTCGTGAACAAAGCGCTTATGTTCATAAAGGTATTAGTGCTCGTAACTGGAAGAAGTCATTTAGACTGTCGGAATATACCGAAGTAACCGGAGCCGATCTTGTAGATGGAATCTTGACTGTTAGTTTAGAAGTCGTTCTACCTGCAGAGAAGCTGCCTCGTAAAATCACAATTGGAACTTACGAGGGAAAAAATGACAACAATAGTTCTGAACTACTCACGGAATCTGCTTGACGTAATTAGAGAATTCTTCTCTGCAATGGGCACAGCTATCATGGTTTCTAGACAAATAGAAACTAATCATAAGCTAGCTCATCAGTTACGACATGAGTATCCAAAAGAAAATTATCAAGGCATTGTAGCAATCCTTAATGAAAAAACATTAAAGGAGTTCTACAAATGAATCCGAAAACAATCGACATAATTGCTAAAATTATGGGAAGGAAAAACAATGATTAGTTTTTTTAAGAAGATGTTTACAATTGATATTTCTAAAGGAAACCCATTGAAGTATCGAGAATCTCAATACACACTCGCAGAACTTGAGCGTAGACTAAACGCAGAAATAAATGGGTTTAGTACAAGATACTAGAATATAAATAAAAGGGAACAGCTAATGTTGTTCCCTTTTAATATAGGAGGTAGCATGATTGGATCACCGCGCTATTGTAAAAACTGTGGTTGTAGATGCCACTGTTTAACAACTGAATGTAAGACATGCGTTAATGATGTTTGCAATAACTGTGATTGTGAAAATCCAATAAAAGATATGCCTGATAGTTTTACCAAGGAGAATACATAATGAGACGTACAATAAAAGATAGGCTTAAAGACTTAGAAGAGAATCGTAGAAAAAATTATATAAAAGTTCGTATCAGCCAGCTTATGGATGATATGAATAAAGCACATGATCAGCATGATAAAAACTGGTACAATCGTCTAATTCAAGAACTTAACTGGGTTCAACAGGCAGATAGTAAGCCGGATCGTAACTGTTACATGGAAGTAAAAGGAGCTACATGGTAATGAATATTGATCAATTAAGAGAAGAATTAAAAGTTGATGAGGGAGTAAAGTATGAAATTTATTTGGATCACCTCGGGCTTCCTACTTTTGGTATCGGTCATTTGGTTCTCGATACTGACCCAGAACATGGTGAACCGGTTGGAACTTCTGTCTCAGAAGATAGAGTTAACGAGTGCTTCGATCATGACGTTGAAATCGTCCTTGGAGATTGTAGAAAACTGTATGAAGACTTCGACGAACTGCCGGAAGAAGTACAACTAATCATTGCAAACATGATGTTCAACATGGGTCGACCACGCCTATCTAAATTCAAAGGTATGAAACGTGGTGTAGACGCCCGTGATTGGGATGCAGCTGCAGATGAGATGGTTGACTCAAGGTGGTATAGACAAGTAACTAATCGCGCTGATCGCTTAGTTGAAAGAATGAGAGCGGTTACAATATCTGAAATTCCTGTCTAATGATTGAAGTTACAGAAGCCGCAGTCGACTATCTTAATAAAGTCAGGGGTGATGACTTTGTAACTCTTGGCGTAAAAGGTGGTGGCTGCTCTGGTTTTCAGTATGTATGGGACTTCAAAGATAAGTGGCCCGACGTACAATGGAGCGAACCATATAAAGAATGTTTAGTCTTAGATCCTATGGCAGAAATGTATATAGCCGGATGTACTATAGATTATGTAGAAGAACTTGGTGGTTCTTATCTTAAGATTATAAATCCAAACGCTACAGCGTCCTGTGGTTGTGGTGAATCTTTCGCAATTTAGTTGTTTACAAACTCGTAAAAATTTGGTATAATAGTACTATGTTTTATACTTCAGTAGTACGTTACGGTAATTCATTTCTGTATCGCGGCTATGACGCTGCCGGCAAACGCGTCTATAAAAAAGATTCCTTCTCACCAAGATTGTTCGTACCTTCCAAAGCCGAAACATCTTGGCGTGGTCTCGATGGCGCACCCATCGGGCCAGTAGATTTCAAAACAATGCGTGAATGTCGGCAATGGCTTGACCAATATCGTGAAGTTGGTGGCTTCGATATTTACGGCAATCCTAATATGATCCAACAGTATATCGCTCATAAGTTTCCAAGAGATATTGAGTTTGATCGTGACATAATCAACGTCACCACAATCGATATTGAAACAGCGTATGAGGATGGATTCCCAGAACCAGAGAAAGCCAACCAAGAAGTTTTGGCTATCACCATCAAAAATAATATCGATGGCATATATCGTGTATGGGGCATGAAAGATTATGACGTTGGTTCTGCGCTTATACAACCAGTGCGTTATTATAAATGTAAAGACGAGGTTGACTTACTTCTAAAGTTTCTTGACTTTTGGCATGACCATCGCAACACGCCTGACGTTGTGACAGGTTGGAATGTAAAGTTTTTTGATATACCTTATCTCGTTAATCGTGTAAACAACGTGCTTGGTGTAGACCAATGTAAAAAGTTCTCGCCTTGGGGTATGGTTGACTATTCAAAGATTGTCAAACGTGGTCGCGAACAAATCACATACAAACTGCAGGGCATACAAACTTTGGATTACCTTGATCTTTTCCAAAAGTTTGGATATACCTATGGCACACAAGAATCTTATAAACTGAACCATATTGCGTACGTAGTTCTTGGCGAAAAGAAACTGTCCTTTGCCGAAGAAGGTTCTCTACGTAACCTATACAAAGAAGACTTCCAAAAGTATATCGACTATAATATGAAAGATGTACAGTTAGTTGATAAGCTCGAAGAAAAGATGGGGCTTATCACTCTGGCTATGACTGTGGCGTATAAAGGTGGTGTCAATTACCAAGATACATTTGGTGTGGTTGCAATATGGGAATCAATCATATATCGTAAACTCAACTCACAAAAAGTTATGCCAAAGATCGAGCCTGATGAAATGGGCATACGTGATTTTGAAGGTGGCTACGTTAAAGAACCACAGGTTGGTATGCATGACTGGGTAGTTTCTTTTGATTTGAATTCTCTGTATCCTAATATTATTGTGCAGTGGAACATGTCACCAGAAACTTTGAACAAAGATCCACAACTTAACATGCCAAGCGGTGTACAAAACTACTTACACAAAGAAGAAAAACAAAACAGTAGTTATACTGTAGCAGCCAATGGTTCTACTTATCGTAAAGACTTTGATGGTGTGGTACCAAATATCATTGTAGATTATTACGATGAACGGAAGTCAGTTAAGAACATGATGATCGCTGCAGAAAAAGAATATCAAAAATCTAAAACACCAGAACTTGAAAGAGAAATCAATCGACTCACAAACCAGCAGATGGCGATTAAAATTCTTATGAACTCTTTGTATGGTGCGATCGGTAACAAACACTTTCGATATTATGATCTACGTATCGCCGAAGGTATTACACTTACCGGTCAGCTCGCAATCAAGTGGGCAGAAAATGCTGTTAATGACGAGTTAAATAAAATACTTAAAACAGACGAAGACTATGTTATCGCAATGGATACAGATTCACTCTATATCAACTTTGGTCCTATGATTGAAAAGCTACAGCCAAAAGATCCAGTAAAGTTTCTTGATAAGATATGTGTAGAACACTTTGAACCTGTGCTTGCCAAAGCTTATAATAAACTATTTAATGTAATGAACTGCTACAAGCCACGTATGGAAATGGGCAGGGAAGTTATTGCGGATCGTGGTATATGGACAGCAAAGAAAAGATATATCCTCAATGTACATAACTCAGAAGGTGTACAGTACGCACAGCCTAAACTTAAGATCATGGGTATTGAAGCTATCAAGTCTTCAACACCGGAAGTATGCCGTGATAAATTCAAGCAAATATTCAATGTGATTATTACTGGCTGTGAAAAAGACACGCAGAAGTTTATACAAGATTTTAAGAATGAGTTTAGGTCACTACCACCTGAACAGGTCGCCTTCCCGCGTTCTGTAACAAACATTACAGATTACAAAGATCGCAAGACGATATATAAGAAAGGTTCGCCTATTCACGTACGTGGTTCTTTAGTATATAACAAAGCACTCAAAGAATCTGGTATGATGCATAAGTATGAAGCAATCACAAACGGTAGCCGTATTAAGTTTGTCTATATGAAAAAGCCTAACCTGGTACGTGAAAACGTAATTGCTTTTCCGGAAGTATTACCCGAAGAGTTCGGTGTAACACGTAACATAGACTATGACAAGCAATTCGAAAAAACTTTCTTGGAACCACTCGAGCTTATACTCAACGCGGTTGGTTGGGATGCCGAAGAGAAAGTTACACTGGAAGATTTCTTTGCATAAAGTGGTTTACTTTTACGATAAAATGGAGTATAATAGATATTATGAGTAAAGATTGGGTACAAGATATTAGTGACATGCATACCAAGTTTGGTGTGCGTAAGTGGGTCAATGAACAAATCCAGTTTGGTGAAAAAGAAAAACTCGAAAAGTTTCTCGAGTTTCGTCTTAAATTCTTAGAAGAAGAACTCAACGAAACACGAGCTGCAGCAATTGTGGATAAAAATCCAGAAGAAATTGTTGACGGTTTGATTGATCTGTGTGTTGTTGCCATTGGTACACTGGATGCGTTTGGAGTTGACGCTCACAAAGCATGGGATAAAGTACACAACGCAAACATGGCCAAAGAACCGGGTGTAAAAGAATCGCGCCCTAATCCACTTGGCCTGCCCGATCTGATTAAACCAGAAGATTGGAAGGGACCCGATCATCGTGACAACCATGGATATTTCATTCACAGTCTTTAATTCGATATTCGATAACAAGACTGACAAGCGCATGGACTTTCATGACTTTGATGATTTTGAAAAGTTCTTATATAAACTTTCAAATCAAGAAAAGTCTTCTAAGAAAGATGCAGTACTAATATCTCCTGCGACATATCAACCCGACACTACACGTGCTAATGCTAATGTTGTAGAATGGTCGGGTTGGTGTGCTGTCGATGTGGACGATTACCAACCAGATGGAGATTTAAAAGATGACCTATGTTCTCGCTTTTCTAATTTTAGGTTCATTTGTTACAGCACTGCTAGCAGTACGATGGATCAGCCTAAGTTCAGATTGGTGTTCCCTTTGCGAAGACGAGTTGGAAGTGACAGAATCAGACATTTCTGGTATTCTCTTAACAAAGAGCTCGGAGAACTCAGTGACGCTCAAACTAAAGACTTATCACGCATGTACTATATCCCTGCGAAATACGCTGGTGCTAACAACTTTATTTTCAGTCATGATGGCGACACACTTGATCCTCAATCTTTAATGGACAAACATCCCTATGCAGAAAAAGCAAACCTCAATAACTTCTTCGACAGACTCCCAGATGAGATCCAACGACAAATCATTGAACACAGAAAAGGACAAATGGACAACACTAATGTGGTGTGGACGTCCTATCGCGATTGTCCCTTCTTTCCACGCAACCTCGAAGCAGAATACAGAACGATAAGTAATACCGGTTGGTATCACAAGATGTATCAGATCATGGTTGCTATCGCAGGTAACGCAGTCAAAAAGCATTATCCAATCACAGCACCAGAAATATCAAAGATGTGTAGAGAACTAGATATTGAAACTGGCAACTGGTACAAGAATCGTCCATTGGATAAAGAAGCAGATCGTGCTCTCGAATATGTTTATAAAAATATGTAAAAAAACTATTTACTTTCAATGAAAAATGGTGTATAATAGATCTATAATTAAAGAGGAGTTTGATTATGAAAATTGATTCTATAAATGGATGTGCAGTTGTTCCTTTAAAGTTTAGAGATAAAGTATACGTTGACATGTATACAACAGGTGGTCATCATTATTTCTTAGACGAAAATGGAAATCTTTTTAAATTACAAGAAATGTCTGTTGGTGAAAAACGCCCGTCTGCAAGTATTGATGGTGTGAATGTAACAATTGCTCAAGCTATGTTAGAATCTTGGTACCACTCACGAGATGAGTGGATTCTTACTGACGATGCTAGACCAGATAATGTTTCAATTGATGATTGGAGAAATACTCCAGATTCAGTAAAAAAAGCATTAGCTAAAAACGGAGTAGATGTAGACCACAAAAATGGTGATTCTAGTGATAATAGATTATCTAACCTACAATATTTGTATAGACACGCTAATGTCATGAAAGGTGGCAAAAAGAAATGAAAGAATCAATAAAAGTATTACAAGAATGTGCTGAACTACAAGCCAAGAAGTCTGAAGATTATCAGAACGAAGGTTCAAACGTACTGCAAGCCATGCACTATCGTCGTGGCGTAGACAGCTTACACGATATCATTCAAGGTAAGTGTTATCGTGCACAGTCACTACTTGAATCTGGTAGTGATCCAAACCATGAATCACTAGAAGATACGTATAAAGATATTATTAACTACTGTTCTTTTGTAGTATCTTACATGCGTGGTAAGATGGAAGGTCAACGACCTGATCGTGATATGTTTAATAAGCCAAAGGTGAAAAAGAATGAAAGTGGGACTGACGGCGTCGACGTTTGATTTACTACACGCCGGTCATATCGTTATGTTGCGTGAAGCAAAATCACAATGTGACTATTTAATATGTGCTTTGCAAGTTGATCCTACACTTGACCGTGCGACTAAGAACGCACCGGTCCAAAGTATCGTTGAAAGACAAGCACAACTCGCAGCAGTAAGTTACGTTGATGAAGTAATTATTTATTGTACAGAAGCTGATTTAGTTGATATAATAAACATGTATCCAATTGATGTAAGAATACTCGGTGAAGAATATAGGCAGAAAGATTTTACTGGTAAAGATGAATGTCGTAATCGTGGCATACAGTTGTACTTTAACAAACGTGACCACAGATTTTCATCAACAGATTTGAGAAAGAGAGTAGCAGATGCGAATGACAACCGTAAGTGATATTAGAAAACATTTTATTGGAGAACTAAAAGATGAAGCCTTCACCACAGACAAAACTGGACAAAACACAATTGAGTTGCTTGGCGCTTCATTTCTTGCAGACGAGCCAGCAATCTTTGGAGATCCAAACGATGCGTACATCCGAAGCGAAATTGATTGGTACCTTAGTGGTAGTACTAATATCAATGACATTTATCGCTGGCCTGATCACCCTAGTGATAAACAACCCCCAGCTGCTTGGCAGCTTGCTGCAAATGAACATGGCGAAATAAACTCTAACTATGGTCGATTGATTTTTAGTGATATATATTATAGACAGTACGATAACGTACTTACAGAGTTGACAAATTGGCCTGACTCTCGTAGAGCGTCAATGATTTATCAAAGACCGTCTATATGGATAGAGTATACAGAAAATGGTAAAGGTGATTTCATATGTACTAATGCTGTCACTTATTATATACGCAATGATGAACTACAGTCAGTGGTCCAAATGCGCTCAAACGATGTCGTGTTCGGATACAAAAATGACTATGCTTGGCAGCAGTATGTTCTAGAACAACTTGCAAACGATCTTAATATCAAACCAGGTTTTATAACTTGGCAAGTTCAAAATCTTCACGTTTACGAAAGACACTTCAACCTTGTTAAATAAATGGGACATGCGATACCTTGCACTCGCAGAAGAAGTAGCACAGTGGTCGAAAGATCCATCCACTAAGATTGGTGCTATTGCTGTAGGTAAGAAAGGTCAAGTCTTATCACAGGGTTACAATGGGTTTCCACGTGGTATCGAAGACAAAGTAGAATACTATCAAGATCGTGAAACAAAATATAAGTACGTAGTACACGCAGAAATGAATGTCATATATAATGCTACATATCATGGTGTTTGTTTAGAAGGCACAACACTATACGTTACAGGTTTACCCGTTTGTTCTGATTGTGCAAAGGGTATCATACAAGTCGGCATTACAAGAGTAGTAATGAAAGAAAGACTAACACCACAAAAGTGGGTAGACTCATGGAAGACTACATCTAAAATGTTTGACGAAGCAAATGTTAAATGGGAGTTTATCAATGTCAGCAACACAGGAATGGTTGAAACAAAAGTTTAGAGAAGACGCTGGTCTAGTAGCTTACAGCAATACTCGATTAACTGAAGAAATAGAAGATCTAAAAGAAAGATTAAAAAAGGTAGAAACTGACATGGCATATACACAGAAGATTAGATTTGCTCAAAGTCCTGAAGAGCAAAGGATAAATGATATAAGGAACGTAGTAGATTGATTTTAGTTGTTGGTCATAGTCCTTCTTCTAAAGAGTATTGTCCGAAGAAAGGCAATCCTTCTATCAACCGTCTTAACAGGTGGCTCGATGCATGTGGTGTGGATATATACAGCTTTACTAACCTGTGTGCACACCACAGTGAGTCTATCAAAGCAGCAGATATTGATGAAACATTAATAAAAGAATGTGTAAAACCTTATAATAAAGTAATAGCTTTAGGTAATGAAGTAGCACATTATTTCAAGAAAAAAGGTATCGATTGCTTTCATGCACCTCACCCATCTCCACGTAACAGGAAGTTTAACGACAAAAGTTACGAATCAACTGTAATTAATGGTTTACAAAAGTACATACATATGATATAATATACAATATAATAAAGACATAAGGTGAGACTATGAAAATTGTACATATACTTGGCCGCGGCATTGAAGGTTGCGGCGTAACTCGATTTACACTTGAGTTAAAAGACTGGGCACTAAGCCAAGGTTGGAATTATACAGTATACGCACCAACCGATAAGAAATGGACACGTGCTTCATCACACTATCTAGATGAAAATATTAAACAATGGAAGTGGGGAAACAAGCCCGCCCGCGGAGACACACGTTGTGGCACTGAATCGATTATAGAAGATTGTAATAAGTCAGATTTAGTTCTTATTGGTTCACTGCCATCTAAAGGCCACCCAGATGATTGTATAGAAAATTTTGGTAAGTTAATTGAAGGAATCAAAACTAAAAAAGTTATGATTCAACACGACCACAAGATGATGTCAATCAGACGCAATGCATTGCTAGACGATGTGATTCAATCAGCCGACGTTATCTTTTCGTATTCTACTAAAAGTCCTTTTATGGATTACTGTAAAAAGATTGGTGCCAAAGGAAACATGTTTAACTTCTGCAATGGAGTTAACGTACAAAGAATACGTGATGAATACTGGAAACCTATCGAAGAACAAGACCCTGATCATTTAAAATGGATTGGACGGTCTGCATATTGGAAAGGTTTCGATGTACTATTTGATTTACATAAAAGTACTAAAGGTACTAACTTACTATACACACTTGAAGGAATGGAAAAGTCAATACAGTTCGTAGATATACGTAAAGCTTTTGACTTCCACGAAATGGCTGAAGAGTTTGATGTAGAAACAAAGCACGGCGAAAAACCTTATGTCTTTGGTGCGTTCAAACATAGTGAAATGTTAGAACGTATGTCACGCTGTGGCTTTGGTTTTCAGCTGACAACTCTTCAGCCAGAATATATACAGAACTTTATTGAGTTCACACACCTAGAAATCGTAGCGTGTGGTGTAATACCAATTTTTAGAAAAGCTTTTGGTGATCACTGTACACACCTGCAAACTGGCAATAAACTAACTGCCGATAAAAACACCGGTACTATATGGGCAGGTGAAGTAGGTACAGATTGGAGTGAAACTATTGAACTCATAAATAAACTTAGATCAGATAATGTAATGCGTAACGAATGGCGTGAAATGGCTTATGAATATTATGCATCACACAACGGGCCGGATGTATCGTTTCCTGATATATTCAATAAGATTGATAAACCGGCTGAAGGTCCATCCGACTTGTCTGAATTCTTTGGTTAGGAGTATAAAATGAAAATATGTATTACAGGTGGCGCAGGTTTTATTGGCTTTCACTTAGCACAGAAATTACGTAAAGAAGGACACGGGGTATTTGGTTTTGATAACTTCAATAGTTACTATGATGTAGACTTAAAAAGAAAACGTGCTGAAATTCTTGAAAGTCTTGGCATTCACATTGAGCCATTGGATTTACGTGTTAGAAGTAAATTAATAGAATATTTAGATCAAATCAGACCTGATGTTATAATGCACTTAGCAGCCATGGCTGGTGTTAGACACTCCATGGATGATCCAACAGCTTACGTTGATAACAATATTCTAGGTACACATAACCTTATCGAAGCCTGTGACCTTGTTGGTATTGAAAAAGTAGTGTATGCTTCTACGTCTTGTGTTATGGCTGGCAATCCACTTCCGTGGAATGAAGAAGAAAAGTTAGGTGTTGCAAAGAACCCATACGGATATTCTAAAGCTACTAATGAAGCACAGTTTATTTCTTCTAAAATCGATTCAACAATTGGCTTAAGATTCTTTACTGTCTATGGTCCTTGGGGTAGACCAGATATGGCGCTGTTCGATTTTACGAAAAGTATTATAGAAGAAAAACCTATTAAGCTTTTTAATAATGGTGATATGGTTCGCGACTTTACTTACGTTGATGATATTGTACAGGGCGTAGGTCTTGTCATAGATAGAATAAATGAAAAGTCAGACATTAACGAGATTTATAATATTGGCTATGGACAGCAAGTACAACTTATGGAATTTGTAAAACACATAGAACAAAACTTAGATAGGGAAGCTATCAAAGAATACGTACCTATGCACCCAGCCGATACACATAAAACTTGGTCTGACACAAGTAAAATAAGACAACTCGGATATTCACCTAAAACTCCAATAGGTAGAGGTGTATACGAGTTTGTTCAATGGTACAAGGATTATTATCATGTCAATTAATATTGCAATCATAGGTCATGGATACGTAGGTAAAGCAGTAGATCATGGCTTCTCTACGAGTCAAGTTTCAAAGTATATTGTAGATCCAATATATGGGTCTCCAACTATCGAAGATCTCGTTGGTAAGATTCGTTTGCATGCAGCATTTGTTTGTGTACCTACACCATTTGGTGATGATGGAAAGATTGATGCTTCTATAGTTAAAGATTCAGTACGTAAATTATCTGGTGCAATGTGTCCTATCGTTGTAAAGTCTACTACTACACCTGACGTTATCGAAGAACTTTATTTAGAAAACGAAAACGTAATTTACAACCCAGAGTTCTTGACAGAAAAGAATGCTTTACACGATTTTATCAATCCACCAATGCATGTACTTGGTGGTAAGAGGCAGTACACTAATAAAGTATTAGAACTATATGAAAACTACTCGCAGTGTACACCATGTCCAGCATACCACATGACTGCAAAAGAGGCATCCTTTGTAAAGTATGGAATCAATTCATTCTTAGCGAGTAAAGTTCTGTGGTTCAACCAATTTAAGGATGTGGTTGAAAAATGGGATGCTAAGTATAACGTAATTGTTAATGCAATAGGTACTGATCCACGTATTGGACACAGTCACACACAAGTACCTGGTCCTGATGGACGTAAAGGTTTTGGTGGTGCTTGTTTTCCAAAAGATACGAATGCGTTTTGTGCCTTTTCTGATGGAGACCTACCTGTACTTAAAAAGATTATTGAGGAAAACAATAAATACAGAAGTCAATATGAACTCGATGATCGTGAAAAAGAACAGAAAGTAAGTTATGAATAATTATGCGAGTATTATACCACTTATTGGCGGTGAAACAATCGCCATGCAAAACGTATTTAAGAAAAAACCGGAGTATATTTTAAGCTATGAACCGTTTAAAGCAAACGATACTCACCTTGTTGAGTACTATCAACGAAAAGTTCCCTACCATCTGTTGGGAGATAACGGGGTGGACAACCTACCTAGTGTCGATGTTGTTAATACCGTATGTCCTTGTGCTGGGCTTAGCAGTCTTAGTACTACAGCATCTACTGATTCTGCTGCTAACGATTGGATGCCTACCACAGCTCGTTATGTTTTGGGTACACTCCAACCTCGAGTATTCTGGGGCGAAAACGCACCAAGACTCGCTTCAGCAATGGGACGACCTATTGTCGAAAGTCTCCGCGAAATCGGTAAAGAGTTTGGATACACTTTCAGCATTTTTAAAACGAAGTCTATCCTTCATGGATTGAGTCAAGTCAGGGACAGAACGTTTTATTTCTTTTGGAAAGGTGATAAAGTACCAGTCTTTGAATATATAAAAAGGGAACACGAAAAAATAGAAGACACGATACGTTCCGTGAAACGTGATCCACAGGATCCAATGAATGTACTTACTAATAAACGTGTTCCTACAGAAGACCCGTTCTATCGATACATTTTAGAAGAACTAGAAAATAATATTAGTCATACAGATTTTCAAAATAAGATACAAAAATCTTATGATGTCTTGTGGTACATAGAACAACACGTTACCTATGATAAAGTTGCAAAGTGGATGGACAAGAATGGCTTTATAAAAAAAGCTGAACGCTGTCGTACAATGTTTGACAAATTAAAAGCTGGCGGTAACGTAATGAGAAGAGGTGTGTACATACCGAAAGATTATATAGGTGCCTTTGTTGGAGCACTACCTACAATGTGCACACACCCAGATGAAAATAGATTTTTAACTATTAGAGAATGTTTAAGTATTATGAAATTACCTTCTGATTTTGTATTACAAGGTGGCCTTAAAAATTTAAATCACATATGTCAAAACGTACCTGTCACTACTGCAATGGATATGGCAGAACACGTATTAAAATATCTTGATGGCAGACTTGATAATAGGATGATCGATACAGATTACTTAGTACAAGATAATAAGAATATGACATTGAATTACAAAAAAGACAGTGTACAACTTGACGCTTTTATGGTATAATAATGGATGAATTGGCGGACAAACTGAAAGTTGTTTTGCAAGAACTTAGTGATGTTATGAAACAACGTAAAGACAAGATTGAAGAAATACGTAATCAAATAACAATACTTGAAAATAAAAATGAAGATCTTGATCGCAAGGTCAGTGAAATAATGAGGGACTTTTAATGTCAATAATGGACAAACTAAAAAAGAATAGTAAGATCAAAGAAACTTCTATTCTTTCAGATTCTAAATTTTTTACAGAAAAAGATATGGTGCCAACCGACGTACCAATGATGAACGTTGCACTATCTGGTTCTGTTGACGGTGGGTTGGCGCCAGGTCTTACTGTGCTTGCCGGTCCATCCAAACATTTTAAAACTTCGTTTGGTCTTATCATGGCCAGCGCTTACTTAAAAAAATATAAAGATGCCGTGCTTCTGTTCTATGATTCAGAGTTTGGTTCGCCGCAAGCTTACTTCCAACAGTTCGATATCGATACAGAACGTGTACTACATACACCTATCACTAACGTAGAAGAACTAAAGTTTGATATTATCGCGCAGATGGAAGGTCTTGATCGCAATGATAAAGTTATTGTGATGATTGATTCAGTTGGCAACCTTGCTTCTAAAAAAGAATTAGAAGATGCTATCAACGAAAAGTCAGTTGCTGATATGTCACGTGCTAAAGCACTTAAAGGCTTGTTCCGTATGACTACACCATATTTAAATATGAAGAACATTCCGTTGATTGCTGTGAATCATACGTACATGGAGATTGGTTTATTTCCAAAAGCAATCGTATCAGGTGGCACAGGTATTTACTACTCAGCTGATAACATCTGGATTCTTGGTCGTCAGCAGGACAAGCAAGGCACAGAAATTAAAGGTTATCACTTTGTAATTAACGTGGAGAAATCAAGGTATGTCAAAGAAAAGTCTAAAATACCTATTAGCGTGTCTTGGGATGGCGGTGTTCAGTCTTACAGCGGCTTACTCGACGTCGGCCTTGCAGGCAATTACGTTGCTAAGCCTAGTAACGGTTGGTACTGTCGTGTTGATCGAACTACTGGAGAACTCATCGATCCAAAGGTTCGAGAGAAAGACACCTTGGATGAACAATTCTGGTTACCAATCTTTGAGTCCACCGATTTCAAAGATTACATTAAATCCAAATTTGCCATTGGAGGAACGGGAAGCAATGAGCTTGTACTCGAAGATACAGCATAAAGAAAACGTAACATATTCTCTTGTCCCTGGAGAAGGTGGTGACCAACATTGGTTGGTGAGATTTATTGAAGGACCATTTGCTGAAACTGTAATTCAGTATGGTGCCATCAAGCTAGTACCAGAAGATGAAGGTAAAATCTCATTTAACTTTTTTGTTGAGTCATCACCAGATCCCAATCTGACAAGTGAAGATGTAGATTTACAACTATGGTCAGGTGATGTACTCGAAGTAATACTTAGACAATCACTTGAAGAAGGATCAGCACAGATATTTGAAGAGCCAGATGCAAGCAAACCTTGAACTTACTATATTAAGAAATATATTAACAGACGAAAAGTATATGCGCAAGGTATTACCTTTCGTCAAACCAGATTACTTTGAAGGGATTTATCGTATCCTATTTAGAGAGGCTGGTAAGTACGTTGGAAAATACAATAAACTTCCAACTGCAGAATCATTTAAAGTTGAGATCGATCAGTCAGATAGACTTAGCGGTGAAAACTATACAGTAGCAGTTGACCTAGTGCCACAACTCTTTTCAAAGGAAAAGATCGATGAACAGTGGCTTGTTGACACTACAGAAAAGTGGTGCCAAGATCGAGCTATATATAATGCTATCATGGAATCTATATCGATAATCGATGGAAAGCATGAAACTCTAACTAAGGGAGCGTTACCTGACCTGCTTTCCAAAGCATTAGGTGTAGCGTTTGATACAAACGTTGGCCACGACTACATTGAAAACCAAGAAGAACGATACGAATTTTATCACCAACAAGAAGACCGCATTCCTTTCGACCTGGAATACTTTAACAAGATCACCAAAGGTGGTGTTCCTAATAAAACACTTAATATTGCTTTGGCAGGCACTGGTGTTGGCAAGTCTCTTTTTATGTGCCATGTTGCTGCTTCGGCTCTTGTACAAGGCAGGGACGTTCTTTATATAACGATGGAAATGGCGGAAGAAAGAATCGCCGAACGTATTGATGCTAACTTACTTAACACACCTATCGATCAACTTACAAATCTATCGAAAGAAATGCATAAAACCAAAGTTGAAGACATAGCACGTAAGACTACGGGTAAGTTAATTATTAAAGAATATCCTACTGGCTCTGCACACACCGGCCACTTCCGTGCATTACTCAATGAGTTAAAACTAAAGAAGCAGTTTGAACCACAGATTATTTTTATTGATTATCTTAATATATGTGCTTCTTCTCGTATGAAAGGAATGGGTGGTGCAATCAACTCCTATAATTACATTAAAGCAATTGCTGAAGAATTACGTGGCCTTGCGGTCGAGTTCAACGTACCGCTCTTCTCTGCAACGCAAACGACTCGTTCTGGTTATAGTAACTCGGATGTTGGGCTTGAAGATACGTCCGAGTCTTTTGGATTACCCGCTACCGCGGACTTAATGTTTGCTATCATATCCACAGAAGAATTACAAAATCGTGGACAGATGATGGTTAAACAATTAAAGAATAGATATAATGATCCTGTTGCAAACCGCAGGTTCGTTATTGGTGTTGATCGATCTAAGATGCGTTTATATGACGTAGATGAAAGTGAACAGGATCTTACAGACGATACGCCAGTTTTTGAGAAAACACAAGCACACGAAGAAATGTCAAAATTTAAGGATTTTAAGCTATGATTTATAGAGGACCAGGAATCAGTACGTATTGGGGAAGCGATGAGTATGAAGATCGCAGAGCTGAAGTTATGAAAAATGAATTAGGCTTTTATATCGATATGTACAGAAAAGATAAGCTCGTTGAATCTAGGCCTCTATACGAACACAGCCAAATGTATGCAGAAAGTGCTGCAGAAAATTATGTTATGGGAATTCTTAATCCATGAAAGTACGACTTATTAGTTACAGTAAACCACCGGAGGAACTCTATGTTGGTGACAACGTCCAAGAACTCATTGCGTATACAGCCCGTGTCTCGAACCCATCGAACCAAGACAACACCGAAACGTCAGAAAGATTACTACGATACCTCATTAGAGAAAAACACTGGTCGCCATTTGAAATGGTTAGCGCTTGCTTGGAAGTAGAAACTACCCGTGATATCGCAAGGCAGCTTTTGAGACATAGATCATTCTCTTTTCAAGAGTTTAGTCAGAGATATGCTGACCCTACACAAGATCTTAAGTTTCAATTGAAAGATGCACGTCTACAAGACACAAAGAATAGACAGAATAGTATAAATGTAAAAGATCCAGACTTACAACTAGAATGGTTAAAACAACAATCGGAGGCAGTCAATGCAGCAAAAAAATCTTACAGCTGGGCAATCGAAAATGGTATTGCTAAAGAACAAGCTCGTGCAGTTTTACCGGAAGGTATCATGGAATCTCGATTGTATGTCAACGGCACCATTAGGTCCTGGATACATTACGTCGGATTACGTTCAGGTCATGGGACGCAAAAAGAACACATACAACTCGCAGTAGAATGTGCGAAAGCTTTAGAACCTATCTTTCCTATGATTATGGAGTTTTGTAATGAAGAAGATTAACTATAAATTTAATGAGAAAGAACTAATTAAAGAGTTTCAAGAATACATTGATTCGACGTATAGCGCTCACTACTCAAAAGATAACTTTCAAGCTACTGAGTTTATTATTGATGGCGGCCATGGCACTGGATTTTGCATTGGTAATGTATTAAAGTACGCACAAAGATATGGTAAAAAAGGTATGGCTTCAGATGCTAGAAAAGATTTAATGAAAGTCTTACACTATGCTTTGATTCAATTATACGTTCATGATGTTGAAGAAGACTTACCTTTGTTTGATAGACGCTGACATTCAACCTTGAAGTTTTCCCAAGTAGTATCCATAAAGGTTTCGTATATTCGTTCTCTATGATATTCACATGTCTTTAAGTCTTTGTAAGACAAGTGATCAAAGTTATAAACAGTAGCTCCTATTTGGATGAGAATCGCATATAACATAACTTATACCTGTCTTTTAAGTCAGAACATTTTTCTTCTAGTCTCGTAGGTTTATAAGGAACGTCAAATCTATCAACTACCTCATAGGCATAACCAGCAAAAACTAGTAAACCTATGAGATAAGTTAATGCTATAAAGAAAAGATAAATCATACTGCACCAGATACTGCGAACCAAATGGCAAATATACCAAATATCAAAGCACCAATTACAATAGCACCTATCTTTATTTGTTCCCATACTTCTTCTTGTTCTTTTCTTTTTGCTATGGCTGCTAATCTTCGAGCTTCTTTTTCTTCTTGTATTCTTTTAGCTCTTAAATCTAGTATGCTTTGCCACGTACCAGGACCAAAGCGCATGTCTACTAGAGTTCTCATTTCTTGTAGTTTTTCTTCAGCCAGTTTGGCATCTATTACTTCTTGGGCTACGTTATTGATACCAAACTGATCTTTTACACTAACGCCTGATTTTTTGTTTCTTTGTTTTTGGCAATCTTCAGCACCTTGGAACAATCCATCGATTGCCCCAGCGATTTCTCCAATGTCTTTTGCAGTATCGATATTCGACTTAATAAAATCAACACTTGACTTTACCAATGCTATGCCGGCTAAAACTTCTGCGACGACCATTTCGATCTACCTATGTTAAAGTTAGATAGATATAAATCAAATAGGGATATAATATATTCCACTCTCAGTAATATTTATATTTACATTCAACACTACTTGTGGTATAATATAAATATAATTGAAGATGCTAGAAGGTAGACTGGACTCGGGGGCGGTACCCGACGCCTCCACCAATATTCACCGACCGGTGCATGCTTATGGGGGCGAAATAGGATCGACAGATGCTGGAGTCTTCGAGAAGTAAATGCAAACGATAACGTTGCACAACCTAAGTTTATGAAGAAGCGTAACACCTTCGCTCGTAAAGTTGGGTTTACTAAAGGTATGGCCTTAGCTGCCTAGTCCTTACGGGCCCGCCGGAGCCTGGGAACAGAATCCGGCACACATTTTTTGATTGGAAAACATAATGCAAAAATTTACTAGAGACTTGATAATAGCATTCACATTTGGAATCGCAGTAATAATAGGTTCTAACCTAGCATTTTCACAGCCAAAGGAAGGTATCGAATGGCGAACAAAGCCGGTACAGTGCGGACCTGAAAAAGAATTTTGGCCAGTGTTAAATCAACACGGTGAAAAAGCTTTGCTTGGAGCAATCACAAAACTAGAAGCTCCTGGTGAACCTACAACTTATATGCCAATTTACGTATTCACAAATACGGATACAGGAACTTTCACTATAGCAGAGTTTCATTTACATTCGAATGAAGTATGCATTATAGGCTATGGCAGTGGTATTGATTTTGATGTACAAGATCTTTTCGAAAATAGACAATCTACTGGAACTTAGGAGTAAAATATGCTAACTAAAATGAAAGATTTTATTTCATGGAATCCAAAACATTTAGCAGAGGCTGAAGTTGTAAAATCTCGTGCTTTAAGAAATGAAAAAGGTGGATATTGGTGGCATGCAAAATTAGCTTTTAAAGAAGCTGGTTTTTCGCTTATCATGTCTATTGGATGGTTTCTACACGCATTATTACCATGGTTATTCGACTTCAAACTTTTAGAAGCACAAGTGGATAGATTAAGAATGATTTCAAGAATTTTACCTGATCTACCGCTGTTCAAGAAAGTTAAGTTTCTTAAAAAATAATGTACCCTGTAAGTGAAGGGCGTATTACCTTTTCAAGTGGAACTACTAATACGCCTAAAAAAATTTGGCATCCTAAAGATAAACTTAATTTAACGTCTGAGGTTTATAAAAGAACACACAACTTAGACGCTTCTTCACGCATATTAAACTTTATGCCACGCTATCACATAGGTGGATTAGCTTTGGAATTAGCAGGTCAATATGTAGGTGCTAGTGTTACAAATATAGAATTTAACGCATATAATTTTTTAGATCAACTTGACGATTACAGCCACACAATGCTGCCTGATTCATCAATAAGTGCATTGAGAAAAACTAAAAAATTTAATGATTATAATTTCAAAGATAAGTTTTTGCATTGTGGAACTGAACCACATAAGAAAGAAAATATTCTTTCATTAGTAGAAAGAGGCGGTACAGCATTTTGTAACTGGGGAATGACAGAAATAGGTCCAATCTGTATTCATACTACATTTAAACCGTATGATACTGAAAGAGTAGAAAAATATTTTAAACCAGGATTTTTACTAGGTGATAATTTTGAAATAGAATGGAAAACAGATTCAGATGAATTAGTAGTGAGAAGTGAGATGTCAATATACAAAGATTGGTTTTATACAGGTGATATTGTAAAGTTCGTAGATGGAGCTTTGTACTATGTCAAAAGAAGATAATTACTTTGTAAGTCAAGATTTTGACAAATATGATTTAGATAGATTTATGTCTATATGTAATAAGTTAGGTTACAAAAACAATATATCTAGAAAAGCAATGAAGATTGACTGGGTGCGTAAAAACTTTGGTGACTTTTGGGCTTTTGTAAAAAATGATAAAATAATTGCGGTATCCGGATGTCACCCGTTTCCAGATTTAAACGACACATATAGAATAGGATTCAGGGCTGCACAATTGCCAGGTGAAGATCCTTTCATAGGATTATCTAAGTATGGATATAACTCTATTTCTATAAGAGTCTTATTGCAATATCAAATAAAATTTTGTGAAACAATTGGAATAGATAATTTTATATTGACAACGAATTCAAAAAGTACTGGTCACTTATACATGTCGCATATGATGCAGGTACAAATAAATAAATGTACAAATTTAACTGAGTACTTAGGTGAAAAAATGCTATACGGTGTAAATCAATCATTGTGGAAATATAATATTAATGAATATAAAAAATCGATATTAAGATTAAAACCAGAGAAGTATTACATTATATGAAAAAGCTTATGATTGTTGGAGGTGACAGCTACACTGATCCTAATTTTGGTATATACAAAAAATTTAACATATCGCCTTGGCCTACACATTTGGCTAAACTAAATAATTATGATATGATTAATACTGCTACAGGTGGTTCTAGTAATAGACATATTTTCAATTCAGTAGTTGATGCCATTATTGATAATCAACATAGAGAAATGATAGTCGTGACAGCTTGGTCTGAATTATATAGACTATCATTTATTGATGATGTTGATCTTGATAGTACAATATGGTTATTCAGTGATAAAGAACATAAATTTAGATGCACATTATCTGAAGGTCTTAAAAAATATTTTACTAGAATAAATCCTTTAAGAAAAGAATATATTAAACTTATAAAAGATAAGTGTATTGACCAGAAAGAATTTGATAGTAAGTTAATATCGCAATCATTTAAAAATATTTGGTTATTACAAGATTTCTGTAAAAATAGAAATATACCTATGTATCATTTTCATACGTATGATCCATTAGCATATGATTATAGCCTATCAGTACAAATTTATGGTGATGTAGAAAAATCTTTGTATGAAAACATTTATCTTACATATGTAGAAAAAGATGAAAACTATGTAGGACATGACTATTGCTTGTATAATGATATAGAAAAAAATAAATATTTTATTAAGAATGGCGATATTACGAATCTACACGCAAATCAAGAAGGTCATATACATATAGCTGAAAAAATAAGTAAGTTTATAAAAGATGGTGTAAGACCTGAGTCTAATATTGAAGAACACGGTGAGCTTTATAGGATAATAAGAAAATGAATCCTTTCTATACACTATTGCCTACAGATAGGCCAGCAATCAGCGATATTCATCAGACAATAACATATAAGCAACTTATATCTGAAGCCATAAAAATAAGAGATTGGTTTTCATCGATGGGTTATAAACGAGGCCATCGTATAGGAATTGCTGGTCAGCAAAGTATAGAGACATACAAATACTTTCTTGCAGCCTGGATGATTTCATCTGCTGTAGGGCTTAGAATTGATCAAAAACAAAATGATTGGAATCATAAAATTCCTGCAAGTAATTTAAATGTAGTTATAGAACTAGCAGATGAAGTTTTAGTACATCACAAACATTTTGATAAATCTATTGAGTGCCCTAAAGAATTTGCTACATACTTTAGTTCAGGAACTACAAGTAATAATTGGGCACAAGCTCAGTCGACTCCTATGGTTTGGGAAATTGACGAGTATAACTGGGGGCAAAGCTTAGATGTAAATCATTATTGTCGTGCAATCGCAAACCCATGTGTACATGAACCATCGAAGAATATTCAAATACAAGTTATGCAACCTTGGATTACATGGGGACAAGAAATGGTTGCTTACAATCTAATACATCAAGGGCATGTCATTTTAGTAAATGAAATTCAAGAGTGGGATATTTTATTAAGAAGGTTTAAACCAACGTGGACTGTAATGTTTCCTATGATAGCTTTTAGATTAATGGAAAAAAATACGGGTGCTAATCATAAGCTAGATTGCGTAGAGATGTCAGGTGTACGTCCAACTATGAATCAAATAAATGATATGAAAAAGTTTTTCAATTGCGATTATTTTACATCACACTATGGAACATCACAGGCTGGTAATGTAAGTTACAATAGTGGTGATGGAAAAAACTTACAACATATAGGAAAAGTATGCGATGGATTTATACATGCCTTTGGAGAAGATATGCACCGTATAGGTAAAAATGGAACTATGGAGATAAAGTGGCCAGCAAATCCACCTACAATGTTAAATGAAGATGGATACTATGATACTAACGACATAGTTGAATTAGGTCATGATGGTAACTATCATTTTCTAGGTAGAGCTAATGAAATGCTTATGATACGTGGTGGATCAAAGTTCCAGGCGCCAAGTGTCGAAGATAGACTTATGGAAAATATTAATATAAAAGAAGCGTACATATATCCAATACCTGATCCTAACATAAACGAAAAAGGATCACTATTTCAAATACCCGGTTGTCTATATTATGGTGAAATAACAGTAGATGAAGTTAAAGAATACTGCGATCAGCAACTACCACCTTATATGAGACCTATACAGATTCATAAACTAAAGAATAAACTTTCTACATTTACTGATGAATCTGTATGGAAAGTTCGTAGACTACATATGCATGATTCCTTATTGGAGAATAAAGATGAATGGTGCTCATCTTCTTATTATCAATAGTCTACAAGGCGGAGGAGGACATAGATTAGGCAGAATATTTTGCTGTTACGATAATGTATATTGGTATGCACATGATAATAATGGGTGGAACCCTTGGGAATTTGCATTAAATAATAATATCAAAGAAACAAAGTTTGCTAGGATGCATTATGATAGAATACTTTCTGATGGATCTATAGTTCCTTTGATAGGAAGTAGAATTGAAAAGTATTGGGATAATGAATATTGGTACTACAATTGGATTAAGATTATGTCTAATCTAGATTTACCTGATCAATATATCACTTATGTTGTACATGATAATCCAAAATATTTAAGAAGACTATTTCCAAAAAGTTACATAGTAAACTTAATTGGTGATCCAATAAGTGCAACTGATCATCATATGAATACGTCTGCTAAATTTAGAATTAATTATAAATTTGAGGGACAAGTTCCTAATTATAAAAGTAAATGGGTAAAGTTAAGAGATGAATTAATTAAAATGTCTGATCAAACAACTGCACAACAAGCTTGGGAATTTATGCATCCTAATAAAGAATATTACGATTATATACTAAAAGATAATATAAAATCAAATAAAAAAAATATCGAAGAAAAAGACTATGCAGATTTAAGTGTTGAATACGCAACTTTTGATCCAACAAAGATAAACACTTTTGGTAAATTGAATGCTAATTACAAAAGACTCATGCGATAAGAATGAACTTAAGTTATTTTACAAGAAGTGTAAAAGTTTAGGTTACAGGTTTGAGCTTAAAGATACACAAAATAAATGGGAGAAGTTCTTTTATACATATAAAGGCGATAATATTATATCAGTATCTGGTTGCTATGAATATTCATTTTTACAAATGTATGGAGATAAACTAGAAAAAACTAGATATGTTGATGGAATGAGAATATGCTATTTGGGTATGCAATTGCCTAATGAAGATACTTATAAAGTATTAAGCAAATATCATATGAACTCTATACCATTTCGTGAACACATACCTCTTCAAATAGAGTGGGGTAATAACATTGGATATGATAGATTCTTTATAACAACACACAATTGGTATGGTACACCAGCAAATTTATATAAAGGTCCTCATAGAAAGTGGAATAGAACAAACGCTGCTATGAAACATTTGCGTAAATTAAACATTGTGAATGAACAATCTCAAAATTACGTAGACGGTTACTGGCAAACAGTGTGGGAGTTAAATCAGTATGAATATTTTAGAGTTCAAACACTTACAAGACACAAAAAGTAATTATATAAAACATTTCAAATACGCAATGTATTATAACTTCTTAGCTTTGATGGTGTTCATTACAGGCATGATACATGCATTTATACCATTTTTATTTCCGTACTTACCTTATGAATTAGCAAAGAAGATTACTGATGGGACAGAAAAAAACTTTAAATAATTATTTTGAAAAAGAATGGAAACCAAACTATGATTCAAAAAGTTATTCAGGATGGAAATTAATCGATAAAGTAAAAAGCAACGAAACTATATTAGATATTGGTTGTGGATATAATTTATTTAAAGAACATTTTTCTAAAAACTTATATGGCATAGATCCTGCTAATGATGCTGCAGATGAAAGAGTTAGTATTGAAGAGTTTAATAGTGCAGGCAACCAATGGGATGTTATATTTTGCTTAGGTAGTTTGAATTTTGGAGATGAATCTGTGGTTAAGCCACAAGTTGAAAAAGCAGTATCATTATGTAAAAGTGGTGGTAGAATATATTGGAGACAGAATCCTGGATTAGGTGATCACCCGTGGAAAGGTGTTGAGGAAATTAAGTTTTTCCCATGGTCAGAAGAATTGAACTATCAGTGGTCTAAGGAGTTTGATTGCCGAGTTGTCTTTATGGATTGGGAACCAAAGGGCAATAGATTATATGCAGAATGGGTTAAGAATTGAGTGAACTATACGCTTTATTAGGCGGAACACTTTATGGATTAATGATTGGTATCATACCTAGTGCAGGTGCTACGACAGGTCTGATTGCACTATTTGGTTTTATATCATACTTCTTAAGTGATCCCTATCTAGGTGTCATATTTTGCATGGCAGTAGTCGCAGCTAGTACTACCGGTGATACTTACGCAGGTGTGTTGTTAGGTATACCAGGTGCAAATAGTGCGGCCGCAACTATGGTCGATGGCTTTCCACTAGCCAAGCAAGGCAAAGCAACATACGCAATCACTGCAGCAGTTACAACTAGTACCATCAATGGAATAATATGGGGCACACTAACTTTTGCTTTGCTGCCTTGGTATAGTAAACTCATAATGATATTAGGCATACCTGAACTATGGGCTTTTACCATGCTTGCTCTGGCTACCGTTGCTTTTGTATCAGGTAAATGGTGGTTTAGAAGTTTTATAGCAATCGGTCTAGGAATATTTCTTGGATTAGTTGGCACAGATCCAGAAACAAATGCTGATAGATACACACTTGGGTGGGAATATTTAGGTGACGGAATACAAATAATGGCTGTGGCCGCAGGACTCTTTGCATTACCTGAGTTAATCTTAGGTCTACAAAGAATGCAAACATCGAATAAAAGTATTAATGAATTAAGACAAACAATCGATGGTCTGAAAGCTGTTTGGCAAAATAAATGGGATTCTTTGCGCGGTGGATTTATAGGAGCATTTATAGGACTACTGCCTGGCCTCGGTGGAGGAGCTGCAGATTGGATTTCTTATAGTGCAACTGTAGCAGCAAATCCTAAGGAAGATTTTGGTGATGGAAATATCAAAGGCGTAGTTGGACCGGAAGGTGCGAACAATGCACAGAAAGCTACGTCTATGATACCAACAGTTTTGTTCGGTATTCCAGGCGCAAAGTATGCTGCAGTTATTATGGCGCTTTTTTCTTACTTAGGTTTTGAACTAGGAACTATGGATTTAGTGAATGATACTAAGTTCTTTGATAGTTTGACTTATGGATTTATGTGGGCTACAGTTATTGTGGGTATATTCTGCTTATTATTCACACGCTATATCAGCGCAATTACTAGAGTACCTTATAAGTATTATTTCCCAATAATATTTTTGTTTATCGTGTGGGCCTGTACAAGATACACCGGTGGCTGGGAAGACTACGTCATGTTAAGTATATTTACAATAGTTGGACTTATAGCAAAGATATATAAATTTAGTAGGCCAGGTATGATAATCGGTTTCATACTTGCAGATAGAATAGAAGGTTTAACGTTGCAAATAAATGCACTGTATACGATTGAATCACTATTAACAAGACCAATATTTTTAACTATAGTTATTGGGGCACTAATAGCTTTTATAATAGGTATAAGATCTAAAAGGAAATTGAATTATGCGTAAATTGTTTTTAGCTGCAATGCTAATGTTTTCTACACCTTCTTTTGCAGACTACACATTTGTCGTACCACAGAGACCGGGTAGCGGAACTACTATATGGGCAGAGATTGTAGCTCGAGAGCTCGAACCATTTCTCGGTGAAAAGATTATTATTAAAAATATTCCAGGCGCTCGTGACATACCCGGCTTTAATAAGTTTCACAATGAACTACAGTATGATGATAAGACTGTAATGGTATCGCATGGTGGAAACGGTGTCGCTTTTCTACAAGAAGAAGTTGACTATAATTATTTCGATTACACTAGCATTGGTTTAATGAATTTAAATATTATTACAGCAATTCGTAAAGACTATGATCCTCAAGAAAAAATTAAATTTTCTGCAGGTTCAGGACAAACACCAGAAGCTTATGCAATTACTATGTTATTGTGTGGTCCTAATCTTACAGTAGATGAATACATTAAATGCTTTCAAGAAAATGTAGTCTGGGTCAAAGGTATGAAAGGTGGAGAAAGACGATTAGCTTTCAAACGCGGTGAACTGAACGCAACTCGTGAAAATCCTGCTGCTTTTAAAAAACACGTAGTACCAGATGAAAATGCAGAGATATGGTTCCATCATGGTATATTGCAACCTGATGGTAGTCACGCTGACGATCCAAATTATCCTAATCATCAGTTTGAAATACTATTTGAAAAATGGTATGGTGTAAAACCTGAAGGTGATTTCTACGATGCGTATAAACTCGTAAAGAGTTTTAGAGACGGGTTGCAAAAAGCTTTGTGGGTGCGTGAAGGTAACCCTAATGCAAAGAAGTTACAAGATGCATTAAGAGAAATGAGTAAAGATCCTGAAGCCACTAAAGCTATTCAAAAGAAAGTTGGTAACTACGAGTGGTTAATTGGTGAAGATGGCGATGCACATCGTGATATGCTGATGACATTCATTAACGAAGGACCCATGCAAACTCTAGTAAAATTTAATAAAGAAGCTTTAGGATTGAAAAGCTTATTGAAAGAGTTGGTAAGTCTTAGTATTGTTTATAAGTAATGATAAAATTAAATAAAATATACGACATCGAAAAAATAAAAAACGAAGTTGCAATTTTATTAGCGGAACACGAATTAGTTAGTAACCAACTTTTGTTACAATCAGTAAAAGGTGATGATTGGTATAATATACAAGCGCCTTACATGATTAGAGAAGATTTGCGTGACTGGCATTTTGATACGCCGAACACTAAAAAAGATTGGGAGATTACTCGTTTTATTGAAGAGAATAACATTTATCGTACTCGACTAATGTTACTTAAACCAAAGAAGTGTTATTCTTGGCATAAAGATTATGGTGAACGAATGCATCTCTCAGTCATAACAAGTCCTGATTGTTTCTTTATAGAAAATAAACAAGTGCTGAACATACCAGCCGACGGACATCCATATATCGTAGATGTTAATAACCATCATACTGCGCTAAATTGTAGTCAACATGATAGGTATCATTTAGTTGGAATTATTAGGGAACCACAGTAAGATCTTTTATTCGATGAGGTTGTTGTAAAACCCAATCAATAATAGACACACAATATTCTATTGACATTTTAGGTTTATCGATATGTGCAACTCTTTCGCTATCAAAAAACCCAAAGTTTATTATAGTTGTATCTGCACCTTGCCAAAACAATTGATCATTAACATCTCTTAATGTCTTCTTTTCAATGCCGTATCTAAAGTTTTCTTTATATCCTTTAGTCCAATCACTCGCGGCACTACCAATATTAATAATTTTTTTATTAAGTTTTGCAGCTTTATATAATAAATCGACCTGTTTGAAACCATCATGTTTACAATTGATAAATACATCACATTCTTCTAATGTACTTACTGTATCATATAGTAAACTTAAAGAATAACCAAGGCCTCTTCTTTTTCCTGTAATAAAAAAAGTCATTTTTTTTAAATAAAATGCATTTTAGGGGTTTACTTTTCCGAAAAACTAGTGTATAATATATCTATAATCAAAAAGGAAGAGGAGTCCTGATATGTTTTTAGAAAATCTTACAAAGCTTGAAAAGAATCTTTGGAACAGCCACGTTGAGTTTATGGGTGTTGACCATGATATGGCTGAAATGTATGCCGAAGATCGTAACGATGTCATCGAAGTTAAAGATCGTTATAACCGTGGTCATATGGGTTCGCTTCGTACTTTTATCGACCGCATGGATACACATCCACGTGAAGGTGTAGTATTGGCTTTAGCCGCTGATCTTGGTGAAGATTGGGTTCTTAAAAATCTTGGTTATGAGGTACGTGTATAATGAATCATATTGTAGAAACTTGGATTTGTGGTATCCTATTCGTTATATTCATGTCAGCTTTACCTATCTTGTTGGTTTGGTAATGTCACACGAATCAGAAATCATTAACACTAAAGGTCATCCGTGGGTCGGTGTTCGCTGGCCCGTAACAGGAAGTAAGGGAGACAAGTATCATGTCGAAATGGTCAACTACGGATTTGAGTGTGATTGCATTGCATATCGAAAGTGCAAGCATATCAAAGAAGTCGAGAAAAAAATCTCTAATCAATGCACTTTTTAGTTTACTTTCGTTTAAAAGTGTGGTATAATATATAAGTAAAATGGAAAAAGAGGAGTTATAATGTTAATCAAATCTCAAATGCAACATATCGAATCAATGTTTAATGAAGCAAGTGATGAGCAAATGCAAGAAATTGCTCAAATGTTCAATGATGCTCGTCGCACCAGAGCTGCTAAAGCTGCACGCTCTTTCAAAGTTGGCCAGCAGGTCACATGGTTTGGTAAGAAAGGCCAGTTATCTGGCGTGGTTGCTAAGATTAATCGTAAAAATGTTGTGGTAAATGCTGGTCAAAACGGCATGTGGAATGTTACCGCTTCTATGTTAATTGCTCAATAGGGAGATATATAATGGCACATTTAGTTGAAACAATGGCGTACGCCGGTGAAGTTCCATGGCATGGTCTTGGTGTACCAGTCAGCAATGACTTAACACCTGTACAAATGCAGGAAAAAGCAGGCCTCGATTGGCAGGTCCGTGAAGTCGAATCATTCATCGAGTTTGACGGTAAGCGTATGCCAACAGGTCAAAAGTCTTTGGTCCGTGAAACAGACGGTAAGATTCTTACCAACGTAGGCGAAAACTGGAATCCAGTTCAAAACGACAAAGCGTTTGAATTCTTCCACGAGTTTGTATTGTCAGGTGATATGGAAATGCATACTGCCGGCTCACTCAAAGGTGGGCAGATGGTATGGGCTTTGGCTAAAGTCAAAGACTCTTTTGTCATCAATGGTAGGGATCGCGTAGACTCTTACTTGCTCTTCTCTAATCCACATCAGTATGGCAAGTCAATTGACATTCGCTTTACACCTATCCGTGTGGTATGTAACAACACTCTTACATTCTCACTTGACAGCAAATCAGATGCTTCAGTAAGAGTTGGTCACCGTGTAGAGTTCGATGCCGACGCTGCAAAGAAAGCTATCGGTATTGCAAAGGACAAGATGGAAACCTACAGCGATGTAGCACAGTTCTTGTCAAGCAAGCGCTTTACACCTGACTCATACATCGAGTATCTCAACGCAGTCTTTCCACGTACAGCAGACAAGCGTGTACAGGGTAAAGCACTGTCAGTAGAAACTCTATCACGCAATGCAAAGCTTGCACACGATGTACTGGAAACCCAGCCTGGTGCTGAATACGCTGAAGGCTCATGGTGGCAGGCATTTAATTCAGTAACGTTCATTACAGATCATGTACAGGGACGTAATTCTGATAATCGCTTGTATTCATCATGGTTCGGTGGAAATCAAGTACGCAAGCGGGATGCACTAAAGTCTGCAATTGAATATGCAGAAGCAGCATAATGCGAGATTTGTATATGATGATAGTAATAGTCTCTATGAGTGGTTGTACCGCCGTAGAGACTTCTACTCAATTATATCAACTGTGTAAATATCAGGACAAGTGTCCCGTAGAAGTTGTAGGTAATTGGTTAAAGGGAGGATAGATAATGGAAATAATCGCATTTCTAGTAATTGGTAATATTCTATTAAGTGGATTAAATATTTTATGAGTATGAGAAGTATCGAAAGAGATGTCAAGGCTATGTCATTAGGCCTTGACGTCGTCAACCAAGAAATAGATTTTTGGGAAGCTCGTCTAAAGAAAGATCGTTCAGTTAAAAAAAGACTCGAGCGATTATACGAAGCTCGCAAGCATCTTATAGATAATCCTGAAAAAGCAAATGAACTGATACAGAGGTTGTAATGAGAGAGTTCATATATAATAGTTGGAATGGTGTGATGGATTCCAACTACAATCCTTTACGTCACATTCCTGATTTAAACACACGCCACTTAGTGTTGCAAGTTTTAGCTTGGATGTGGTGTATTGTGTTTGCAATCATTGTAGGTAGTTGGACTGTATTTGGTATTAGTGCAGTTGTGCACGTTATCTTACTTGCAGCAATTGCAATTACAGTTGGTACATTCGAAGTTGCAAGAAAAAATCCTGCGTTCTTTATAAAGAAAGATGGTTATCATAGCTTTCCACGTGCACGACAGACAATGTGGATTAATGGTAAGAAAGTAAAACTCGATAAGAACGATCCTGGTGGAGAGCATGAATAATAGCCAATGGAACGTAGAAATAAAACCTAAGTGTGAATCCGGGTCACGTTTGTTTATTACAGCTGAAGGTAAAGTTCGTCCTTGTATGTGGATTAGTGAAAGAAGTCCAGAAAAAAACATTTTTGATGATGATATAAATTACGATTTGAATCATACAACAATTGACGATATAGTAAATGTACACTTAAAAAAATTCACAGATGACATAAAAGAAAATCCGTACATGGGTTTGAAAATTTGTTTTTATGAATGCACATCTAGAACTAACTAGAAGATGCTTATTAGCATGTCCTAAATGCCCGCGTACTATAATGCGCGGACAATACAACGTATGTGATTTATCTTTACAACACATATCTCAAATTTGTACATTAAATCCAAAAATGCTATACATGTTGGGTAACTATGGTGATCCAATATATCACCCACAAATGCAAGAAATAATAATGATTATGCAACATTATGATCAAGCATACACACTTGCTACTGCAGGTACAGGTAGAAAGCTAGATTGGTGGAGTGATTTATATAATGGATATGATAATAAAAAAGGTAGATATATTTTTGTAGTAGACGGTATTGAACATAGTGCACCAATATATAGAGTTGGTATGAACTGGAAAGAAACATTTGGTGCTATGACTTTAGGTGCCAATTTAGGAAAGAATATTGTGTGGGAATATATAATAATGAAACACAATGAAGATGATGTTATGATAGCTAAACAAATGGCAAGTGATCATGGCATCAAATTAAAATTAGAATACAGTCAGAAGTGGGATGGAGAAGATGATCCTTATAAACCACGTATGACTTATGAAGAATATAAAAATTTATTAACAGCATAGTGGAAAAGGTAATGAAAAAATTTATGCTTGTTGCCGCATTAGCGGTTTTCGGTATGTCATCAAATGCAAATGCAGAATGTGGCAAATTTACAATGGCTGGCCTATCATGGGGTTCAGCTTCAATCTTAGGTGAAATCGATAGACTAATCTTAAATAAAAATTATGGTTGTGAAATTGATTTGATTCCCGGTGGTACTGTACCATCATTTACATCGATGAATGAAAAACAAGTACCCGATGTGATGGGTGAACTGTGGCCAAATGCTGCAGGTATTGATGTCTATAATGAAGCAATCAAAAATAATCGAATTGTAGAAGTCGTAGATAAATCACCAATTGGTGGTGTAGCTGAGGGCTGGTACATCCTACCAAACATTTTAGAAACTAACCCTGAACTTACAACACTTGAAGCAGTACTAAACCGCCCGGATCTTTTTCCACATTTTGAAGATCCGACAGTTGGAGGCTTCGTAACGTGCCCTATTGGTGCAGGTTGCCAAATTTCTAACGCCAATCTTTTTGTTGCAAACAAAATGAAAGAAAAAGGCTGGAAGATTATTGAGCCTGGTTCATACGCGGCTGAAGATGCAACCATCACACGTGCAGCAAATCGTAACCTGCCATGGTTTGGTTATTATTCTGCGCCAACTGCATTCATCGGTAAGTATAAGCTAGTAAAGTTAGACTGGGGTGTAGGATTTGCAGGACAAGAAAACTGGAATTGTATTACAAAACCAGATTGTCCAGATCCTAAGCCATCTGCATGGACTGAATCTTTTGTAAGAACTATTTTTACCAGTGAATTTGACAATAAAGTTACACCAGAAGTAAGAAACTATTTTGCTAATCGTGTAATTCCAGGTGATCTAATGAACAACCTATTGTTGTACATGGAAGATAATCAATCAACACCAGATGAAGTAGCCGAATACTTTATGGAGAACTATAAGGATGTTTGGCAAGACTGGGTTATGTAATGAAAAAACATAGCATAGATCAAACTGCAGCTTGGGCTAAGAGTTGGAAGCTCAAAGGATATGAACACCTGTATCCAGAGAATCGTGAAAAGAACAGGCAGCATGCGATTAAAAAAAATAATGAACGCAAGAGAAACACTGATTACAAATGAAGTGGTTATTAGCTTGGTATAAAAAATGGCTGGCTAAAAAAGAAGCTAGCGTGCCTAAGTACTTAGGACGTAAGTAATTAAAAAAAGGGGAGATCTTTTCTCCCCTTTTTCATCTTATTTTCTATTCCAGATTCCCCAAAGAACCCAGACAGCAATAAGACCCATAATCCCGTGTGACCCTAGTGTACTGAGCATCGAAGAAACATTTTCGACTACGCTAAGTCCTTGTGGCATGAATGGCATGTTGCCAAGACCAAGAACTTCAACAACGATTGCGAGTGCTGCTACGCTGATACCAACGTCGGCTAGTGCACCAGCCCATTGTTTGATTTTGTTAAGCACTTCCATGTAGTGCCTCCTCTACTAGTTATGAGAGACATTTACTCTCAACATTAATTTATTTATCTAAAAGCAAATTTTATAGTGTACTTTTCAGTATAAATAGGGTATAATAATAGTAGGATGGAAAAATACCGTGTTACGTTTTAAAAGATTCTTATTGGAGAAAGCTATGCCAAGTTATGGACGTTTGTCGCCAGCTGAGTTTTCGAAAGTAAATTCACAAACGGGAGAGCCGCGGCTTGACATCTTACGTAGAATTATGAAAGATGGTGAGGAGATACCTAAAATTGATGGCTCTATGATTAAGATAACAAACAATCAAGCAAATCAGGATGCTATTAATAAATTAGAATCAGAAAATAAAACACAAGATATTGAAACTAACTTCGGAACTATCAAAACATCAGAGATAGGTAAGTCACCAATATTCGGCGGGGCCGGAGCTGGCGCAGGTATGACCGGTCAAACCGCTAAAGGCGAAAGTTTGCAATGCTTATATTGTGCAGCAATAGCTGCAGATAATCGTGTAAGGTCTTTCGAATCATATGCTCAAGATGATCTCAAAGGTGTATTGAATCGTGTTGGTGTGGATACAACATTTGATGTTATGATGGAACTGGATGGGTCATGGCACTGGTCAGCGTATTGGACAGCAAAGACATTGAAGCGTAAAGGTTACCTCGATAAAGCAATGACTTTTCATAGAGGCGATGCAGTGATGAAGTCTATATATGATGCAAAAAATAAAGCTGTTAGGAACTCAGGTCTTGGTCGTTTTTCTGATGATAAATGGAATCCTGGAGATATATGGGCAGTGGGTAGAGGCTATAATCCTAAAAATTTGCCTACTGGGTCAATACAAGAATTAAATGAGGAATTGCTAAGACTATTAAATAACAAAAAACTTATTGGTATATCGCTCAAAAAAATTATAAAAGAAGACGGTGTAAAGTGTGAACTACTAAATGCAGAAAACGGTTTGGACACTCACACATTCAAGAGTGGAAGACTTATGGTATCTTTTGCTAGAAAAGGTTCTGAGTTCTGGCGCAGTCAAAAAGGTGATATTGAATTTGATTCGACAAGTAAGATGGATGTTAGAACATCATCTGCCTTATCAGCACCTAATGTTGAAATACAGTTAGCAACTGCCCGCGGTGGTAGAGCAGGATGGGGAGAAATAACTCAATCTTTAAGAAAGAGATTAAACAAAAATGTTCCAAGCAATGAATCATTAAAAAGACAAGCAAGGGAATTAAATACTCGTGGTGAAAAATCTCGATTTGCAACAGTATATTATAACATGGCGAAGAAGGTACATCCAGGTTTAAGTAAAGATGAATTTAATGCAGGACTTACATCAAGCGCTTTGTCGAAAGTGCACAGTAAGATTGCAGCAATCTATGTCATATCATCTTTAATTGAAAATAAGCGAAATGGAAAAGCAGATTTAGTTATTACAGATCTTGTAAATTTTGCAGGTTCAAAGTCTGATATATCGTCTGCATATTTGAAGGTATACCAATAATGGAAAGCTTTAGTGGATATATAACTGAAAGTAAAAATACACACATGACTCATATAGAAGACAAAGTTCTATATGGTGGTGTTAAAGGTACGAGAGAAGCAATCATGGCATTGCGTTCTCTACGTGACATGTTAGGAGGTGATCATGCTAGTAACGTATCTGTCAAGTGGGACGGTGCTCCTGCTGTGTTTGCTGGCACTGACCCTAGTGATGGTAGATTCTTCGTGGCGAAAAAAGGGATCTTTAACAAATCTCCCAAAGTATACAAGAGTAATGCTGATATTGACGCTGATACTAGTGGTGACCTTAATTCAAAACTTAAGCTTGCTTTACAATATCTACCTGAGTTAGGAATCAAAGGAGTAATACAAGGTGATTTTCTCTACGGTCCGGGCGATGTGCAAAAGAAAAAAATCGGTGGTAAAAGCTATATTACGTTCCACCCCAATACAATTGTTTATGCAATACCGGCTGGCACGGATATGGCCAGGGAAATACAGAGAAAAAAGATTGGAATCGTATGGCATACGTCGTACAAAGGTAGAACATTTGCAGGAATGAAACAAAGTTTTGGTGTTGACACAAGTAAGTTTCGCAATAGTAAAAACGTATGGTCGCAAGATGCTATGTTACGTGATTTGACTAAGTACACCTTAAGTAAAAAGGACACGGAGGAAGTCAATGAATTACTTAGCAAAGCGGGTTTTATCTTCAATCAAATCGCTGGTAGCACTCTTCGCCAGTTGGAAGCTAATCAAACTCTTGCTCAAACTATTGAGACGTATAATAATACCTTTGTTCGTCGTGGTGAAGTGGTTAAAAACACACGTAATCATGTTGGTGGTCTTCTACGTTATATACGCAACAAGTATAGGAAAGAGCGTGACAAGCGCACTACACAAGCTGGCAAGGCTGCTCAAGATAAAAAGTTAAACGAAATCTTAGCTTTCTTTTCAGAAAAAAATAAAAAGTCATTGATACAAATGTTTGAACTACAAAAGATGATAGTTCTTGCAAAATTAAAACTTATAAATAGATTAGATAAACTTGCAAATGTTGAAGCATTTTTAAAAACAAACAAGGGGTATCGTACAACTGGCCAAGAAGGCTATGTAGCAATCGATAAACTTGGTGGTGATGCAGTGAAGATCGTTGACCGTATGGAATTTTCATACGCCAACTTTTCACCGGATATATTAAAAGGATGGGATAAACCAGGGAGAAAATAATGAATGACATATACGATCATCAAAAACCTGTAGGTGGTCCATTATCATTCAGACATTTTTATGTAGCAGAGTATAGACCAGGTGAGGATGAACTCACTAATTATCGTGCAAAGAAACGTAAAAATGGTGCAATGTATGAAGAAACTGAAACCAGCGAGGCTCTAAGCTTATCACAGCGCTTAGCTCGCCGGCGTATGATGAAAAGATTCAAGGGTAAGATTAAGATCGGCCGTGATCGTGCAAAGCGTAGAATGGCTAATAAAAAAGTCCTTGACAGACGTGCCATAAAACAAGCCAAAACAACCATCCTTAAAAAATTAACAAAAGGTGTTCCTAAGAGTGAACTATCTTTTGCTCGCCGCCAAGAAATAGAAAGAAGACTTGAAAAACCTAATGTGCGTAAGCGAATACAAATGCTGGCCAAAAGGTTATATAAAGACGTGAGAAAGAAAGAAGTACAGCGGAAAAAAGGATGATTAATTCTTTTAAGAATTTTTTAGTTGAAGACAGTAAGGTAGTTTATTTTACATTTGGTAGAATGAACCCACCTACTATAGGTCATGAGAAAGTACTAGACAAGTTAGCTACATTATCTCGTGGTAATACTTATAGAGTGTTCTTGTCACAGTCACAGGATAACAAAAAAAATCCTTTGTCATATAGAGAAAAAATTAAAATTGCACGTAAGATGTTTCCAAGACATGCACGTTCAATTATGATGAATAAAAAAGTTAAGAACGTATTCGATATTGCAAAAGTATTATACGACGAAGGGTTTACTAAAGTATGTATGGTAGTAGGTTCAGATCGTGTTAGAGAGTTCGATATACTATTAAACAAGTATAATGGAAAAAAAGCTAATCATGGGTTTTATAACTTTAAAAGTATCGAAGTAAAATCTGCAGGTGAAAGAGATCCAGATGCTGAAGGTGCATCAGGAATGTCAGCTACAAAGATGAGAGATGCGGCAAAGGACAATGAGTTTACAAAGTTCGCACAAGGTCTGCCAAAGAAAGTTTCTAATGCAGATGCTAAGTCAATATTCAATTCAGTGCGAAAAGGCATGGGTCTAAAAGAACAAAAACAGTTTAAAAATCACGTGCAGTTAAAATCAGTATCAAGTGATAGAGAAGATTTTGTAGAAGGTTTATATCAACCAGGTGATAAAGTAATAATTAAAGAATCAGACGTAGTTGCAACGGTAGTACAAAGAGGTGCCAACTATCTGATAGTAGAATCAAATGGTGTGCAAATGAGAAAATGGTTAGAACACGTAGAGTTGATGGAAAAAGAAGGCAACCAAAAAGTGCGGCAAGATCCTGATATCAAGAAAGCACCGGGCACACAGCCGGCTCCTTACTATGGTGGTCTTAAAAAATCAACTAAGAAGAAAAGACTAGCACACTTTAAGAAGGGTGCAAAGATGGATGATGATAATCCAGCTGCGTATAAACCAGCACCTGGTGATAAAACGGCAAAGACAAAGCCAAGCAAACACACTTTGAAATATAAAAGAATGTTTGGTGATTCAGTTGATGAAAAAATAAACCTTGCAATGGCAAAGAAAAAAATTAATAAAGAAAAAGATAGACTTGCTATGAAACACGATAGAATGATGGACAGGGCTCGTATAAGAGATGCAAGACAAAAGAACAGGGAAACAAGACCATGATTAAGTTTAGTCAATACATTTTAGAGAATGAGGGACTAAAAAAGAAGGCAGCCAAGTCTGGCATTTCTTTAGGAACTCTTAAAAAAGTTTATAACCGCGGCATGGCAGCATGGCGTACAGGTCACCGGCCAGGTACTACACCACAACAGTGGGGCATGGCTCGAGTCAATTCATATATCACAAAAGGTAAAGGCACGTATTACGGGGCTGATGCTGATTTGCGTGGCGCTAAGAGGAAAACAAAATGAAAACTTTCGACCAAATAAGAGAAGGATACGTTTCTTACGCACAGCAGAAAGCTGCACACGCCTCCATGGCAGAACGTGGTAAGAAGAAAAAGAAAGAAGATACTTCTGACGCAGTCAAAGCTTTCTTAGCAAAAGGTGGTAAGATAAAAAAACTTCCACCGGCAAAAGCACAGGGCTATCATGGCAAGGATGATCCTGGCAAAGATGTTAGAGGTATGCTAGATAAGCCTGACACTAAGAAGTCTGTGATGGGTACTCGTAAAAAAGCCAAATCAATGGAAGCAAACGAAGCAATGATTATACGGTCTAAGAAACCTGCATCAAAACTTCGTAGGGATGCAGAAAGTCGGCCGGCCGGAGTGAGAGAAATATCAAAGGCAAAGCTTGGTCGCTATATGAAGAAGGTACCGGCAAGTGCAGCTGATGCTGGAAGAAAATCCGCCGGTACTACTGGTATTGGTCCGGACGATCAAAAGAAAAATGTAGAAAAAGGAATCAGAAAATTTGTCAATAGACAAAAAGGTACATCTATGGCTGTAGATAAACTAACTGGTAAAGCTAAAGTACCTGCAAAATAGGATTGTAAAATGCCACTAGGAAAAAAAGCAGATGCTGGTGATTACGTAAAAGATTTTTACAAATCGAAGGCACCGCAGTTTAAAGGTAAATCAAAAAACAAGCGTAGGCAAATGGCCATCGCTGCGTACCTAGACGCACGCGATGCAGGTAAAGCTAAAAAAGAAAGCACAGATAACTTGATGGTTGTCTGTCCAAAATGTCGTGACACTGATGAAAGAGAAGGATGTACTTTTTGTGATGGTAAAGGACAAGTTCCTTTACAAGAAGCTATGACATTTAGGGTAGAAGTTGATGGACTACCTGCAATGTATATTGATGGCAATTCACCAGGCCAAGTGAAGAATCACTTACGCAAATTAATCAAGCAACCTTCGATGATTAAAGGTGTAAGTCGTATGACAAAGCACGATGTAAAGAAAACATATCGTGCTAAAGCTCAGGGTAAAGATGTCGATGAAATGACTAAACAAAGTAAGATCCATCCTAATCTTAAGATTGCTGTAGGTAAATCTGCTCAATCTGCAAAAGATACTAAAGCTAGATCAGATAAAAGAAGAGCACAAAAAGCCGGTACACCATTAGCAGCCGGTACATCTTGTGAATCTACTGTTAATGAACTTTCTCCCGATACAATGAAGAGATATAGAAAAGCAGCATCAAATAGTAATTTCCGTGCAGCACAAAGATATGCAAGAGTTGCAGGATCATCTGCTGGTAGAAAATATAAAAACAAAGAGATGGACAAACAAGATGATATAATGAGAAAGCGTAAAGCTGGAATATCTAAAGTAGATAAAAAAGTAGGTATGGGTGAAAGGTATGACTATCCGCACGGTACAGCAAAAGCATATAAGGCTGCAACACCGGGTCAAGAAAAAGGTGATGGTTACACTAAAGAAGCTGCACGTATACCACGTAAGAAAGGTCAGCCGGCTGATTCTAAGAAACACAGTGATCTATATACTGATGAAAATCCTAAGGGTACGATTCACGGCTTAAAGTTTGCTACGGTTGCAGATGCAAAAGCTTCGGTGGCCAAGATTAAAAAGTCTAGTAGAAAACATGCACATAAAATTCAAGCAGCGATAGCTATGGAACAGAGGGCGAGGGTTGCAGGTAAAACTGCTGAAGCTGCAGTATACAGAAAGTACATCAACGCCATGAAAAAGAAAACAAAATCAATGCAAAATGAAAACACTGATAGACTCAATAGAGTTATCGATAGGCATGCAACTGCCATGAAAATTCATAAAGCGCAATTCAAAAAAACTGGCGATGCAAAACATATGAATGCTTTCCAAGATGCTAAGAAAAGACATGACCACGCCGTACAAAAACAGAGTCATGGTAAGATGCAAAATGAAGCTATCAAATACACACATGTTGCAGTCGATAAAAAAGGTAAAGTTGCAGGAATGGCTAGTAAAGCATCTGATGCAAAAGACATGGCTCGAAGACACGGTGGAACACATCATCAGTTAAAGAAACCCATGCATCCTAAAGTAGGTGACATGATGATTAATAGACCTTTTAATCCTGTATTGAAAGCTGCTGTCAAAGTTGACGAACTTAAATACACAACCATGAACAAGTATATGAGTAAGGCTCAAAGAAGTAAAGATAGAGCTACTAACTCTGCAGTTGCAACTATACTAAGAAAAGGTGATCATTCTAAAGATTTACAGACTATGAAAAAGCGTGATAAAGGTATGAAGCTTGCAAAGAGTCGCGCTGTAGATAAGATACGCAAAGGGCAAACAGAAGCTAGTGCTATGGATATGGTTAAAGCGAATAACGCTCAATCTAAAAAAGGTTATAAGACTGAAAAGATTTCAATACCAAAGATACGAAACATAATGTATAAAGGTGCAAAAGCTTTAGGTGATGTACAAGCTGTACGTAAAAAGAAGGTAGGTAAGCGTGTAGCGCGCCGGGTTGCAGGCAAATTTGCAAGTCGTGCATTGAGAAGGCTAATTAGAAATGATGTACAAGAAGGCAAGGGTGGTAAACCAGAATCTTTTGAAAAGCAATTTAAGCGTAGAGTTGTAAAGACCACAAAGCCAGAACATAAAGAAAAAGGTTACAACTGGCGAATAAAAGGCAAGGATAGGCCAGAAATTTCTATTAAGTTGTATAAGTCTAAACCTGGCCAAGCAGAGTTTAACAAGCAACTAAGAAGAGTAGCGGGGCACGAGTTTGGTGGATAGATTAAAAACATTTATCGAAAAAGAAACTGGTAAAGATTCAAAGGGTCATTTCCGCGCCACAGAAAAAGGCGCCGGTATGACACAGAAAGGTGTTGACGCTTATAACCGTAAAACCGGTGGTAATTTAAAAACAGCGGTGACTGGTAAAGTTAAACCTGGATCGAAGGCTGCAAAGAGACGCAAGTCATTCTGTGCACGTAGTGCAGGTCAAATGAAAATGTTTCCAAAGGCAGCCAAAGATCCAAATAGCAGATTGAGACAGGCGCGCAGAAGGTGGAAGTGTTGAAGTAAATGGCACACAAATTAAGTGAAAATACCGAATTGTCTATGCCGATTCGGAATCTGATTGCGATGGTAGTAGGTGCAGCAATTGGAACATGGGCATACTTTGGTATCATAGAACGATTAAATACAATTGAAAACAAAATTATTATGTCTGAAGCTGATGTTGGTATGAACACTGAGTTTAGAATCAAATGGCCAAGAGGTGAGATGGGATCCTTGCCGGCAGATTCAGAGCAGTTTATGTTGATTGAACATTTAGCAGGCGAGTTAGATAAGTTAGCTGAGAATATTGAAACAGGTCAAGCACCGTATGATCAACAGCAGACACTGACTCTTGAATTTTATAAAGATAGAATTACACAACTCGAATCAGAGATAAAAGATATAAGAAAAGACATGATGAATATGGTACATGACATGAATGGTATTAAAAGAACTAACGGGAACGGGCACGAAGGACACTAAAATGGTAGGTGAATTTTTTGTATTACTAATGTTCTTTGGAGAACCACTAAGTCTCAAAGAATATACTATAAGAGAAAGCGTAGGCGAGTGTCTAAGTGCAAAACGCACTATCGAGCGTACGCTACGCGGCGGTAGGTCAAAAGAATATGGTGGTTCAGTACGACTATCATGTAAAAAATTAAATGTAGAATATGATGATGGTTATAACATCATTCGATTTGTAGACGATTTAGATAAGGTTTTAGGTAAACAGCATGGCTGACACTACTGATCAAAGACTTGACAGGATAGAAGAGAAGCTCGACAAGTTAGCCGAGGCCATGATTGCACTTGCGCGAGCAGAAGAGAAGCTTGCTGCAATGCAAAGAAATCAAGAGAATAATCATGAACGTGTGAATAAGTTATCTGTTAAATTAGATGACATTGAAAAAAAGGTGGACACTAATCACCGTACAGTATGCCTTATAAATAAACTAGTATACGCTGCTCTGATCGCAGCGGTCGGAGCGTATGTGGCTCAACTATGGTTGTAGGAGAAAAAGATGTTTGGTAATAATCCATTCGATTTACGTGGTAGGGCCACACAAGAAACGGTCCAAGAAAACAAATACGTAATACCTGAAGAAATCCCAGCAAACGAACGTACTGCTTTTCACGGTGCGGCAGCTGCTGCGGCCAAGGCTGGTAAAAAATCATTTAACTTCGGTGGCAAATCACACCCAGTGACAATGAAGAAAGACTTAGCTAAAAAGATTGCAGATCAAAAAGAATCCGTAGAAGTACAAGAAGAAATGGATCCTCGCGATCATGTAGGTAAAAGTAAAAAAAATCCAGACATGTTCTGTGTATTCGACAAAGACGGAAAAGAAGTCAAGCTCTTCAAAGACAAAAAAGATGCTGAAGAGTTTGCTATCAAAAATCATGATATGCTTATGGGACGTGAAAAATCAGAAGGTTATATGAAAGATCTTGCCACAAACAAAACAGAACCAAAGCCAAAGTCCGATGCTAAAGTTGCAGCTGACTTTAAGAAGCGTCGCAAGATGAATGGTAAAGATAAAGCTGAAGGTGGCGGTAAAGAAGGGGATGTTCAAATGAACCCTAAAATGGAAACAGGTAGTAAATCAGAGTCTCGTATTAGAGAAGCTTTGATGTCAGTACTTGAAAAGAAACAAGATGATCACTATAAGTCTGCAACTGAACCTGAGATGATGAAGGATAAGTTGAAAGGTAAAGGTGCACAAGATATGGCAGCCGGTGCTGAAAAAGAAATCAGCAAGGGCCCAGAGGCACACCTTGATGAACCAGAAATGTTAAAGAAAGATCGTGCTAAGATGACTTCAAATGTTAAGAAGTCTGCAATGCGCAAAAATGATAATCCGAAAGGTGATACTAGCGTTGTTCCTGGTGGAACTGCGATGAAAGACCCTGCTGCTATGAAGTCGGAATCATACGATAAAATGTCTGGAATACTATCGGCATATGCATCGATGTATAAAACTGAAGAAATAACTGAAGAAGTGGAAAAAGAAGAAGATGGCTCTTAAAGGACCAAGAGGTGCAGTCCCCACACCGCGTGGATGGATGAATCCTAAGACAAATGAGATACTTTCTGTTCGTAAATTCACACAAGAAGAAATCGATGAGTGGTATGGTGTCGACACTAGCAACCCTGAGCCTACAGCTGAGATGTTAGTTGAAGCACCACGTAATAATACAAGTCTAGAAGAAATGTCTAAGACAGAACTCGAAGCACTTGGTATGGAACACGGTGTAGATCTTGACAGGCGTTATTCTAAAAAGAAACTTATTAATACATTGAAGGTTCTTGGTGCTGATTAATATATATTGTTATGGATGCACAACTTACTGATGATACATTATTTTTGTATGCTGCTAAACATTATTACAACCCGCAGTTTTCTGATATTGAAGAATTTTTTGAAGATCTCAAAAGATTTAAATATATTAAAAGACTTGTGAATCGTTATCTTGACACAGATGAATTTCCTCATCGTTTGTTATTAAATCATATTATAGTTATCTTCAATGTCTTTGGAATTGAAGCATCACTGAAGATACTAGAATTGAGGTTAGATGAAAAACATTGGCCAGTGATTAAACCTATTTTATTATATCTAAGTTACATACGGAATGATCAATACACAGGAATCGAAATGGATCAAACAGTAGTAGAATTTTTGAGGACAATATAATGGGTTTAGTTAAGAGAGCTGCAGATCTTACTTATACGTTTAGGTTTATACGTATGATAGTACTTGACTGGAGGGAATGGGATGCTTACAAGCTTGGCATCATTGATGAAAAAGGTAAAAGACAAAAACAAGTCAAGCTCGACAATGACGAACGAAAGTCTGCATATACACCTTTCATCAGACTTTGTGCGAACATCAAGAGGTTGGTGGCTAATATTCCTGGCGGCAGTAGCAAGCTCGGTAGCTTTGCATCTGCTCTTTTTCTTATAAAAGAAAAGTATGAGCTTACCGATACTTGTTTAGAGAAGATACTAAGTAAGGCCGGTGTTGACAGACTAGATATGATGATTGAAAAAAACGAGTGGTTTATGCTAGAAGATGGTTCAGTATCGCCGGGTGTTTATAAGATTCGAGGTAATAAACTAATAAATAGATCATGTGAGGAAGCAGTTTGGGCTAAGGATAGTATTAGAATAGAAGAGGATTCATATCCAGTAGGTGAAGTTTTTGGTATATCAATATATGAAGCTTTACATATGAAAACAAATCAAAGGATTTACGTTTCAGTAAGCGAGATCTATAGGTAATAAAATGGCATTCACTAGAAGAGTAAGAGACATTGCAACAATACTCGGGCGGACCGAGGCAGCAAATACTACTAATACTGCTTTAGGAACTGGCGGTGGAGGTGTCGACTCTGCAGGTGTTACACATCTCTTAGACTCAGCAGGAATACAGTCACCTATCTTAGCTTCAAAGCCAGGACTTTTAATTGAGCCTGGAGCGAATTTGTACCATTGGGGATCGTCACATCAAGATTCAGATGGCACTCTAAGCCCGCCATTCGTAAACGTAGCGCAGGTTAGAAAAGGTGGTATAGTACAAGTTGCGAGTAATTTAACCGGCGGTGTTGCAGTTGAACGATTTAGAGAACGCCAACAATACATGTATCAGAACTGCTTTTATTTAGCTCCTTCTGCAAATACGGGTATTGATATTCTTAGATACACAGTGCTTGATCAAGCAGATGATGCAATACCAAGCAGCGCTGAAGTATATGGTAGAGTAAACTGGATATGTTGGGCTGGTGGTCATACAAATGCAACTGGTAACGGATCAAAGCACGAAATAGGATGTATTGATTATAACGGTGCAAATCCTTCAAACGGCACTTCACACGCTCATACTGACGGCAATGCACCTGATTTTTCTTGGAGTCACAGCAACTATGTTTCTACATTAAATGTACAAGGATCAGGCTCTAGTGCCAATGTTGGTTACTTCACCGTATATGTACAAATATTGTTTACTCATGGCGCAGGTTCTCGCGGTTCAGCCATTTACTATAAGCTAGAGGAGTTAGTCTAATGTCTGATTACACTTTTGGCAACGACTCCGCAGAACAAAATCAAATTATAGTTACAAAAAGACAAGCTGCTTATAAGAAAGAGTTAGGTAGTTGGGAGAGTCAACTACATATGATATACGATGACGAGGCGAACTGGCGGGCCAAGGTAGCAGAAATAAAAGCAAAGTTTCCGAAGGTGTAAAATGAGTAGGTCAAGAGACATATCAAAAATACTAGGCTTAACAGAAGCTGACAATACTACTAATCAATCTTTAGGCGCTGGAGGTGGTGGAACTGCTGACACAGCCGGTAGTATCTTTGACAAGATTGTCAGAGAACACAGCCACACTTT